CTTATGCACAGCGTTGGGCTGTGACTTGTTGAATTCTTCCAATAACTCTCGCTCGTAGCCGGCGTGGGTATACCACCGTTTAATGCGGAGTGTGACTTCCGCCCGAATCCGACTGCCATTGTCAAAAGTGAGTATGGCTTTGCTGTTTTTCCCATTATAAGGATTAATTTTCATGATACACATAAGACACTTCCGTTTTAGCTTCGTTAAGCATGTTGATACTATCAAGTTTTTGCTCAAATAAATAAGCTTTCCTAACAGCATGGTCCCGTTCTGCTCTTGCTGACATTATCGTTGCAACGCTTGGTATAGAAATACCAATAATTAGCAATGCGAAATAAGCATAAGGATATCTATGCGCAGACTTGTTGAATAATTTGACCATAACTTTCAGCAAAAGCCGAAAGCCATCTTTCATCATTACGAGCGAATCAACTATTTCTGTCTTCGCTGTGGATTTGAATCTGATTTTCTCCATAATGTTTAATTTTAGATTAATATTTTATGTTTCACGTTGCAAATATATTAAGTTTTTCTCAACACACATAATATTTCTCTTATTTTCTTTGAGATTTTAATATCTTTTAATGCTTTAGATAATCATAAACTAATATTACCATTAAAGTATGACGTATGTATTGGCAGACACTTTATATACATTATTATTATATATATAAGTATATGATTTTATCATATCTTTTATATGTGATACACCAGGACAATAGACTTTACGTATATTGTTTATTTTGTCCATGATTTTCTGCGAAATCGCCTTTTTTATCAGCAAAAATGCCTTTTGGCATCCAACACCAATTTTATTTGCTATTGTCTTGTACGATAATCCATACTCCACATAATGATTATTCCAACCAGCACGTTTGCAAGAAGAACGAGCATCTTTGAATTCTTTTACATTCTCAGGATTCTCTCTCTTCTGAATCATGTGTTTTGCATAATCCTTATGTTTCTGTATTTCCGTTATCATGGCAATACAAAGCATATCATCTATGTGTTTTACCTTTTGAGCATTTTTGTTTTTCCTAATCTTATCATCAGAATTGAAATCATTGCACTTAACAAAAACATTTCTGTGCTTGGTTCCACTCTTCAATGTTCTGAACACAAGAATGTTTTTGTTCTTCCCTACAAATTCGGCAAGTCCGAAAATAACAAGAATTTCCACCCTTTTCTTTATAACGCCGGCACTCAGTCCTGTTATCAAGCGAAGTTTATTCACGGAATAATCATGTACCGCAGAAGAAACATTGCATTCCTTCAAGAAAAGAGACATCGAAACAGCTTTTCTCAGTTCGACATTCTTGTATAAATCCATCAATATTCTTCTTTTTATATACATAATTTAAAAAAAGCAACCCCTCGGACGTCTGTCATCTTCCGAGGGGCGTATTTAATGCTCAATCAAGAGCCAATTAAATCCATATTACGAGAAGGCAGACCGCTCTCAGTTTTGTCGATGCAAATATAAGAAAAATATCAGTATTATTGATAAATAAAGTGAATTATTTATATTTTATTAAAGTGTTTCTCATTTTTATTAAGATTTTTATCTATATTTGCAGCGTTATATTTACCAATCAATACATCTTACGGCTTATGTACCACAATCCTTTTAAACAATACGAAATTGCAGATAACATACTATCTACAATATGTGAGATAGGAGGCGTATCTTTCATGGAATTCTGTTCATACAAAAAAACAGAACATCTTAATATACTAAGGGGATTGTATTGCTACATAGCAAGGGAAAAAGGCGTAGCGTCATATCGAGCCGCAAGATTAATTTGCCGTTCCCGGTGCAACATCATCAATCAGGCGCGAAAATACTGGCATTACATGCAAGTCAAGGACCCAAACATAACAAAAATGTACAATATTATAAATAGTAAATTAAAACAATAAATAAATATGGAAAAGAATTACGACATAACGATTCCCGACATGCTGTTTCCAACTGACAATGATTTGGAAATTCCTACACTTGACATAGACATGCAAGCGCAGCGGTGTACGATACCTTTTCTTTGTTTCGGAGAACAGAAACGCACCTACAATCTAAATGGTTCGGGAGTATTGCACTTTTACACAGACGATTATCGCTTCAACGCCGTATACGAACACCCAGAAAAAATACTACAGCATCATCCAAGCGAAATTGTGGAACCCAACGGTTCCCTGTTTAACGAAACGCCGGTATCTTTCGGTCTACAGAGTATATACAAGAAGCGGTGGATAGCACGCGTTATGCAATCGAAGGGCATCCGTGTCTTTGTTGACTTGAACGTTGCACAAAAATATTATCAGCTCAACATGATAGGCGTTCCTCGTGGGTGGTCCGCATTTGCGACAAGAGGATATAGTGATAGACTGAGCAATCTTGAATTTGAGTACAACATAGCTAAAGACTGGGCTGAAGGAAAGAAACCATTGTTTGTTATATATGGCGGCGGTGACATATGTCGGCGGTTCGCACAGCGGAACGGATGCATCTACATCAATCCTGTCGTGACGACGAAGAAAAAGATTGAAGCGATGAAAAAGATACATGAGGGTATAGCTTTTCTTGGTGAAGAATTTTCCTTGCAAAAGCAGTTGTCAAAGATGACACCTTTTACTCATCAGCTTGAAGATTATTCTAAATAACAAAACATTACGTCACGAGAACATTTAAGAGTTATTAATTTATTAATATTATTAAGGTTTTTATTATGTACATTGAGATTTTCTTAATATATTTGCACTGTAAAAAATAATTAGTCATATAAACAAAGGAGATTAAACAATGATACAGCTTACAAAAAGAGAAATAAACAAGCTCAACACACGCAAGGCAAAGGTTGCAAAGCTCAACAAAGACCTTAGAGAGTACTTTGATGTATCAGGTGACATGTCATTGCCCGACATTGAATGTACATGCATAGGATATAGCCCAATGGGAATGGTTGAAGCCAACGACATTAAAGATGAAAAAGGAAATGTGATAGGCTTCAAAGCCACTGTTGACGACATTGACTACAATGTTGAATTCGTAGAAGAAGATGGTGATATTTATTTTACCGGTTGGGATGAACTCGAAGAAGACCTTAAATATCAGCGTCGCAGACTCAACAAGGCATGGAGGGTATTTAGGGCTGAAAATCCTGACGCAGAACTCGAACGTGATGACGAGGAGGAATAATTGTTTATACGGAACAGATAATGTTAGTTTTCATATTTGTACAAATCACTAAATTTGTAAAAAACAAAATATTATGGCAAAAGGTGGAGGTTCAACAAGAACGGTAGGCGCAAGGAATGCGAGCACAAGCAGGACCCAACGTGGCGCGAATACTACTACAGCATACAACGCTGAATATGTAGACCAGAAAACGAAAGAAATAAATAGTTTTAAGTTGCCGAAGCAAAATGATTCTGAACGCATCAGCATTAATGGAGAAGATTATCGTGTTAGTCATGCAAAAACAGGCGATGGCAGACATATTGTTGATATAATAAGAACATCAGATGGATATTCTTTAGGTCGTGAAGTGTTTACGAAAAGTAGTTCTTATGGCATGGCTACGACCAAAACAAAATCACAGGTACAAAAAGCTATACAAAAAGAATTACTAAGATTGTTGAATAAGTAAATATATCATATATTGCATAAAACGCTAAATTTTATTTGATTTCCAAAAATATCTCAAGAAAAATTTTGTGCATTACAGAAGAATTTATAATTTTGTGGTGTTCAAAAATATATATCGGTAGAGGTTGGAAGCTCTGCCACATAAGGTAGGGCATTTTTTATGCTCTGACTTCTCAAAAGAGTTTAAATACAGGCGTATTGCCCCTTGCATATACTATAATGGTGTATGCGTGCTTTTCCGATATATAGCATTGAACAAAGGGTAGCAGTACGCCCTTTATGTGTCTGCTTAGTTTTACGTTCAAAATAATATCGGAATGGACGAAATCAAAATTTTGCACAAATCTACTTTCCTTGGAAAGGAAATAGATGTATGGGGAACTTTTGAAAACCCATTATTTAGGGCAAGTGATGTAGCTGATTGGTTACATAACACAAATGTTTCTAACATGGTTAAAAAAGTTGACGAGGATGAAGTGACTAAGTTTAACTTAGGCAGTCGTCAGGGTGAGACTCTTTTTCTTACAGAAAATGGTCTTTATGAGATTCTTATGTTATCTCGCAAGAAAGAAGCCAAGCAGTTTAAGAAAGGTGTAAAGAAAATCCTTCACGAAATCCGCACCAAAGGAGGTTACCTTGCTACAACACAGAATGACACTCCTGCAACAATTTTAGCACGTGCAATGAAAGTTGCTGACGAGGTTATTGCCGAACACGAAAAGCGCATTAAAGAGCTTGAAGAACAAGGTCGGCATCAAGAAATAGTTATCGAACAAAAAGACGCACAGATAGATGCGCAAGACAAGCAAATCAAAATCGCCGCACCTAAAGCAGAATACTACGACAACACACTTGCTTCAACAACTTGCATTACAACAACGCAAGTTGCCGACGACTTGCACATTACGGCACGCTCACTCAACACAAAGCTAAAAGAATTAGGTATAATTTACTCGCAATCGGGACAATGGCACTTGAAGATGCCTTATAAGGGTTGGAATCTAACCGGTACACGCACATACAATTATCTGTCAAGCAATGGCGAAATGTCAACCAAGATAACGCTTGTTTGGAATCAGCGTGGCAAACGCTTTATTATTGCGCTTTACAACAACGATTTTAATGTAAAACGAGCTATTGCCGAAATTAATGGCAAATAATCAAGATAATCATAGTCCTAACAATTTTTAAGCACATACAACAATGAAGAATAATTCAAACAACAATATGGAGATAGTAAAGATAAGTAAGACAACAAACAAGATGCTTAACCTTTTGCGGCGATATTCAAACCTTCAATGCGAAATTATCAGCATGTTTGAAGAAGAAAAAGGAGGTGAGAACGTCATAGAAGCTTCAGCTGAATTGTACATAAGTATCATGAATTCCATTTCGCAGAAAATGTGCGACAATCTCGCAGAAACGCAAGTGACGGAATTGTAACACTACATTTATCAGTCAGAAAAGTGTGCATAGCTCGTGTGGTTATGCACTCTTTTTTTGTTTACACAGCATTCTTTATTTTCCATTAATTTGCTTTATTATTCGGTAATTTTGCGAAAAATAATCATTAAACCGTAAAATTATGGCAAGAGAAAAGAAAATATCACAGAACCCAGCCATCGCAAAGGATGAGCTTCTTGTAAAATTGGGGTTCCGTGAAATGATAGACATTACAAAGCTTGAATATAACGAAGGGCAGATTGAAGGTATACCGAAAAATCCACGCTATCTTAAGAATGAAGATGGCGAAAAGCTGAAAAAATCATTGACAGACAGCCCAGAGTTCCTGGAATACAAGCCACTAATGGTTTATGCGATAAGCAACGACAAATACGTTACCATTTGCGGCAATATGCGCTTACGTATAGCAAAAGAGCTTCGTGCTGACGGACATTCAGAATTTGACCTTCTTCCCTGTGTTGTTCTTAATGCAGACACTCCCATTGAGAAAATCAAAGAATATGCCATCAAGGACAATGTACAGGCAGGAAACTGGGATTGGGACGAACTCGCTAACGGAGATTGGCAAGTGGATGAATTGCAGGATTGGGGCGTTGATTGCATGTTCCTACGACATGATGACGCTGAAAATCTTGATGATTTCTTTGAGGAAGTTGAAAATGGCGAAGGGAAAAAGGAGAAGAAAATAGAAATTAAGGTCATAATCCCCGAAGAAGAAGAAGACACTAAAGATGCTATCAAACAGCTCGTAGAAGATGCTCTTGTAGAATATCCAAACGTAAAAGTTGAATAAAATGAAGATTTATCTCGCTTGTACGAATTGTATTCAGATAGAGGATTTAATGGAGGGAGCAGACATACTGGCTGCATACCCATATATAAAAGGGAATTCTCAATTAATCAGTCTGATACCTAAGATGAGAAATTTCATCTTAGATAGTGGCGTGTTCACTATGATTAATACGGGAAAGAAGTTCAATCTGGATGCCTATGTAGAGGAATATGCCCATTTTATCAAGACCCACAACATCAAGCAGTATATAGAACTTGATGTTGACCAGATTATAGGTGTCGAGAAGACAAAGGCTCTCAGAAGAAAATTGGAAAGTCTTGTCGGTTGGAAATCTATCCCCGTGTGGCATACAATAAGAGGCAAAGAATCATTTATCCAAGATTGCAAGGACTATGACTATATCTGCTTGGGCTATTTTCTGACGGAGGGTTTGAAGGCGCAGTTAACAGAAAAGTACGCAAAAGCTTTCATCGATACAGCTCACAAGTATAATTGCCGTATTCATGGATTAGGATTTACAAAAGAGAAACATTTAAAGAAGATACCTTTCGATTCTGTTGATTCTTCAACTTGGGCAGCAAGTAGAAGATTTGGGTGTTGCTATGAATTTGATGCCCGAAACGGCACAATAAAAGTCTTAAATAGAAGAAAGAATCAAAGAATGAAGAATGCCACGGCGTTAGGAAGACCTGCATTCATCGAGTGGAGAAAGTATCAGGATTATGCTTACAAGTATATGAACCCTATATGGCAATAAGAGAATAATAGTATTAAAAAGTAATATAAAATTATGAGTAGAAATCAGAAAGAATTAGAAGGTGTTACCCTTCTCGGAAATCAGAACACAAAGTACGAGACAGATTACAATCCGTCTGTTCTCGAAACTTTCGTCAATAAGCATCCGCAGAGCGAATACTTAGTTACTTTTAACTGTCCAGAGTTCACTTCTCTCTGCCCTAAGACAGGACAGCCTGACTTTGCAAAGATTATCATCAACTATATCCCTAACGAGAAGATGGTAGAAAGCAAGAGTTTGAAACTCTATCTTTTCAGCTTCCGTAATCATGGCGATTTCCATGAAGATTGCGTCAATATCATCAAGGAAGACCTTGTAAAGCTGATGGAGCCTAAATACTTGGAGGTTATCGGCATCTTTATGCCAAGAGGCGGTATCTCTATCTATCCTATGGCTCAGTATGCAGACGAGGAGCATAAAGAACTCGCTCAACAGAGAATGTTATCATGTTTTAAGAACCAGTAATAAAATTAGTTAAGTATGAAAGATTCATTGATTATTGTATCAGGAGGTATGGACTCTGTAACTCTCCTGCATGAGAAGAAAGAGAACATTGCTCTTGCCATTTCTTTTGACTATGGCTCTAATCATAATCAGAAAGAGATTCCTTTTGCTAAATTGCATTGTGAACGACTTGGAATTAAGCATATTGTTATTCCTCTCAGCTTTATTCACGATTATTTTAAATCCTCTCTCCTTGAAGGTGCAGAAGCTATCCCAGAAGGCAATTACGATGATGAGAACATGAAATCAACCGTAGTTCCTTTCCGTAATGGCATTATGCTCTCTATCGCTTGTGGTATCGCAGAGAGTAACGGATTAAAGAAGGTGCTTATTGCTAACCATTTCGGAGACCACGCTATCTATCCAGACTGCCGCAAGGGCTTCATTGATGCCATGTCAGAGGCAATGAAGAATGGTACTTACGAGGGTATCATAATTGATGCTCCTTACACCAACATTACGAAGACAGATGTTGCTCGCCATGGCAAGAAGCTTGGTATCAACTACGCTGAAACTTGGAGCTGCTATAAGGGCGGTGAGAAGCATTGTGGTAAATGTGGAACTTGTATGGAACGCAAGGAAGCTCTCCGTGATGCTGGTATCCCTGACCCAACTGAATACGAAGAGTAAAGATATGGCAAAAGCATCGGGAAGTATTAGGATAATTAAACCTATTCCTGTTAGTACAAAGACATTGCATGATATTTTTAATGGATTTCTTAATACGGGTTTATATAACCGAAGCAAGTCTTTTGTTAACGATACAAAAGGAGCATATTACTTGCAAGCAAAAGGTAGAGAACCTGATGAGAATGAAAAGATGGCTGCAATGTATTTCGTTAAAAAGGGAATCAGCGTTGCTATAACACCCGAAGGTGATATGCGATATGCGAATGCGACAAAACCAAACGGGACGCCTAAATTCACTGATGGTCTATTTTCGGTTCACGTATATGAACAAAAGACAATTGAAAAAGATACAATCAAAATAGTGAATAATTATAAGAAGGGCATCCAACACGCTGTAGATAAGAAAGCTGAAATTGCTTTTATCTTTGACAGATACGGAAAAGGGCATAGGAATCAAGTTGAGAAAGCAATGCAAGAATATAAACTGCCAGCTTGGGGAAAGTTGCCTAAAAGGGTTGTTGTGATGAATAAAGACGGTGATTATTTTGAGCATTATTTTTAAAAATGCGACAGAGTACCCTTCGCACACGGCAAGCCCCGCACAGGGGACTGTGGTACTACAGCTACCCCCTATCGAACATTGCTATCGCAAAATTAAGAATAAAAACTGAAATAATAAAATAAAAAAAGAAAAATATGTATTACGTTTCAAAAAGAATGGAGATTGCAATTTCACACAAGCTAAAGCTCTCCTATGAAAGCAAATGTGCTAACCTTCATGGGCATAATCTGTTAGTTACTGTCTATTGTAAAGCGAAAGAACTTAATAAGGACGGTATGGTGATGGACTTCAAACATATTAAGCAGAAGATTCACGGCTACCTCGACCATGGCAACCTTAACGAGCTTTTACCTTTCAACCCTACCGCTGAGAATATCGCCAAGTGGATTGTTGCTCAATTCCCAGAGTGTTACAAGGCAAAGGTACAGGAGAGTGAAGGCAATATCGCCGTCTATTGTGATGATGATAAGATTGACGGAAAGGAGGCTCTTTAATGGTTAGGTACAAAGTAAACGAAATCTTCTACTCTATCCAAGGTGAGGGAAGACATGCAGGCAGAGCGGCTATCTTCGTCCGCTTCTCGGGTTGTAATTTGAAGTGTCCTTTCTGTGATACAGATTTTAAGAAGTTTAAAGAAATGGGCAAGGTCGATATTCTGGAAGCGATACAGAGCGTGGGCGGTGATTGCAAATTTATTGTTTTTACAGGAGGTGAACCTACATTACAGATAGATGATGTTCTTATAACCTTTTTGCAGAAATATGGATACTATATTTCAATTGAAACTAACGGAACCCATAATATCCCAAGTAGTATAAATTGGGTAACATGCTCGCCTAAGTGTTTATTTGTTAAGAATGCAAAACCTGTTATCAAAGTTGCTTCTGAAGTGAAGGTTGTCTTTGATGGTGAGCACGAGATTACCGATTGCGGCATCGATGCAGATTATTACTACGTTCAGCCTTGTGATACGGGTGATGCGAAGAAGAATGCTGAGATTCTGAAACAGACAGTTGCTTTCGTAGAGGCTAACCCTAAATGGCGGCTTTCTCTACAGCAGCAGAAGATTCTCAATGTGAAGTAAATCATTTTGCTTATGGGCAAGAAGAAACAAGATTATAAAGAGTACTGGGAGAAATGCCAGCAGAACCAAAATAAATAAGGAATTATGAAAGATTCTAATAAAGTTCAGATAGATTATAATTATTATAAGAAGGCGGTCAATTGGCTTGCTCAACATATTAAGGATAAAGGTAGAAGCTATGATGCAATCTACCCTATTCCAAGAGGAGGCTATTTTACAGCTATCCAGCTCTCTCAGATGCTCGGTGTTCGCATCGAATGCGATATTCGTAAGATTACACCTAAAACCCTTGTGGTTGATGATATTTGCGATAGCGGAAAGACCATTGAGGGTTTCGGTAACTATGATACGGCGGTAACCTTCGTTAAGGAACGCTCTAAGGATAAAGTATCTTTCTATGGTGGTATCGTTAACGCTAATGATTGGCTTATCTTCCCTGATGAGCACGATGTGACTGTTGAGGATAATATCGTCCGCATACTGGAATACATCGGCGAAGACCCTAATCGTGAGGGTTTGAAGGGCACACCTGACCGCATTATCAGAATGTGGAAAGAGATATTCAGAGGCTACGACCCATCACAGAAGCCAAAGATTACGACCTTTGATAACGGCAAGGATGGCATCGTTTATGATAACATGGTTATCGACCAAGGTGATTTCCATTCCAATTGCGAACATCATTGTGTTTGGTTTTGGGGTAAGTATTGGTTCGCATATATTCCGAACCCAAAGGGAAAGATTCTCGGTATCTCTAAGATTGGTCGTGTTGTTGATTACTGCTCCGCTCGCTTACAGATACAGGAGCGATTGGTACATGACATCGTAGATATGCTGAAAGTGGCTCTCGGTAGCGAATATCCACCACTTGGTATTGCTCTCGTCATGAAGGGTCATCATTCTTGCAAAGAGTTCAGAGGCGCAAAAAAGAAGGGCATTATGACTTCTTCTTACCTTGAAGGTGCTTTCAAAGACGACCCACAAGTGAGGGCTGAGTTTATGAACCTCGTAAATGGTGATAAGTATGAAGGTTAAGTCAGTCAAGACACAAATCTTGGAGGAAGTGGGGTTTCTGCTTCCTACCAAGAAACTTCTTTCCCCTAAAGAAAAGGTTGAAATCATGGAGCAGTTTTTGATGATGCCAGCGAGCCAGATAGTGACCTTGCAACAAGATGGGCGTAAGTCGTCTTTTGTAAATCAGATAGCAAAGCTGCTCTATAACAACAATCTTGAAGAGTACTTTAATGTACTGAAAATGTGCCGAGATATGGCAGCAGAGGAAAAAGAAAAAAAAGATACTTTTCTTAAATAAAAGCTATTGTTGGGAATAAATTAGGAATAAAAGTTATTAATATGCCATTATCAAGAGATGAAGGCAAGCGAAAAAAACAGCTTGCAAACCTTGAAAAAGGTAAGTTTAAAAAAGGTGGAGTTGGCAACCCGAAAGGCAGACCACCAAGACCAAAAACAATGTCTCTGTTTATAGAGGAAATGAAGGAGAAGGGCTACGAGGTGCCTTCTTCTCAGATTATCGCGGAGTCTTTTCTGTATATCGCGACCCTACCCGAGGATGAATTGAAGGCAGTTTTGGCTGACAGGTCACGACCAATGATGCAACGCATTATTGCAAAAGGAATACTTGACAAAAAGGGAATTGATGTGCTTGAGAGGGTTATTGACAGAGCATACGGGAAAATACAGCGCATTGACGTTACGAGCAGAGGCGAAAAGATTAAGCAAGACCCAGTACAAGTACATGTTGTTTCCAATAATGAGGAATATCAGAAAATTCTCGCTGAAATTCAGAAAGAGAAGGAAAAGAAGGATGCTGAGCCAGATAGAACAATAGAATAACAAAAGAAGCAAGGGTAAAGATAATAGAGATATGCCACACGTATTTTTGGCTAAGAACTACATGAAGGTGAAAGCTGCGAAAGAAGCAGGGTTCACAACTTGCTCTCTTCAAGGCTCAAGCCGCAGCGCCAAAACCTATAGCGTTGTGCAGTTTCTTTGCATGCTTTGCTTCAATCGCGCAGGAACGACTGTTTCTATCATTCGTGCTGGTATGCCTTCCATCAAACGTACAGTATATCGTGACTTTAAGGATATAATGCTCAACTTTGGTTGGTGGGATGATAAATGCATGAATAAATCTGAGTTCGTTTACACCTTTCCTAACGGCTCTTGGATTGAATTCTTTTCCACTGACAATGAACAGAAAGTGCGTGGTTCTAAACGTAAGATACTTTTCGTAAATGAGGCGAATGAGCTTTCCTTTATCGAATGGCAGCAGCTACAGATGCGTACCACGGAGTTCTCTATCCTTGACTATAATCCTTCCTTCTCAGAAGACCATTGGATAAATCAAGTAAATGAGGAGAAAAGTACTTATTGGTTCATCTCTACCTACAAGGATAATCCTTTCCTCGAACCAAAGGTTATTGCTGAGATTGAGAGTTTGAAATGGAAGAATCCGAGTCTTTGGCGTATATATGGTCTGGGATTGCGTGCCGTCGTTGAAGGTCTTGTGTTTGAGAATGTCGTTATTGATGATTATGTGCCAATCGAAGCAAGAAGGCATAGGTGGATAGGCGTTGACTTCGGCTACAGCAATGACCCGACAGCTATTATTGACGTGTCATTGTGTGGAAATGATTTATATCTCGATGAACGTTGTTATCAAACAAAAATGCTTACTGATGACATAATAAGAGAATTGAAAAGAATTGAGGGGTCTCCTGAAATTATATCCGAGTGTGCGGATCCTCGCCTCGTTGATGAAATCAGCAATGCAGGATTAAACATCAAAGCCGTGACAAAATATCCGGGTTCTGTTAATGCCGGTATAATGAAGATGCAACAATACAGAATACACATTACAAGACGTTCTACAAATCTACGCAAAGAATACAACAATTACACGTGGCAGCAGAATAAGGATGGTAAATGGTTGAATGTTCCTGTGGATATGTGGAACCATGGAATTGACGCTGCAAGATATTGTATACTGGATAAAGTGCTTGGTGGTTATGGTAGCGGTATGCAAGCTGCCGATATTCTTGGTCTCATTGGTTAATATAGTATCTATGAATAGAATCTACAATAAGCGACCACAAGAGCATCGAAAAAGATGTCACTATAACAGCAAAGGTGTCGCAAAGTTGATTTTTAGAAATCAAGAAGAAGCGGTTAGATTTATCAAAAGGAAACATTTACCTAACTATATACCATATCTATGTCATGAATGTAGTTTTTGGCATATAGGGAGAAAAACAGATAAAGCGGATAAGTAAAACCAATCCGCTTTGTTAATCTTAAGACAATTCAATATGCTTCACAAGCCAATCTCCAACCGTTAGATGTTCGGCTTCTGCTTTTTCTTTGAGTCTTGCAAGATAATCGCTATCAATGTAAGTATGTAGCATTGTCTTGTTGAGTTTTTTGCGCCCTGCTCCTGCTCTTGCTCCTCCTCTTTTATCTTTTGTCATATCGTTTATTTTTTTACACGTAGCCATGGGAACAACCATGCTCCGTCAAAAGGTTCTTGACTAATTTCTTTTGCACGTTCTTCTGTGCATGTGCAAACATATGGTGGTATGCTATCAATTATCTTACCATCAAGTGTTTCTCCTTGTTTTAGCCCAAACTCTCGAAATAAGTCATAGTAAAAATCATCATAGAAAAGAGTGAAGACATGTTCTCCTGTTTCTAAATCCTCAAGCTCAAACGAGCTATGGAAAAAATCGGATGAAGCGTGTAGTATTTTGTACATATGTTAATTTTGTTAATGTTTGTTGTTAAACTATTGTATATAATATATAATCCGCTATATTTGCAATGTCTTCGGAAGATTATTAATCGAACCTTTATGGAATTGGAACAAAAAGAAACTTCCGTTGGCAGTCAATTCTTCGGAATTGTAAATTGAAACGTACTTAACGTACAAATTTCTACTATCGTAGATGAAATTTCCGCAAAGGAATTTGCCTCGGCTTAGGTCGGGGCTTTTTTATTCCATTACTTCAGTTGCTTTTTGAGCAAATTAAGCATCATTTCCTCTTCTCTTTCGTCGAGGTCATAACAAGCATTAGGGATAATGGTTGTTTGCATATTATCCTTATGCAAGTAGATTATGTTCGCATTCTCGTTCCAAGAGCGTGGCTTATAACACCGCTTCACCATTTCTGAGAATGACACGTTCTCTTTCCTTGCATAGTTGGAAGCCCAGACGTTCAAGAGAGCTATGAGCTGCTTCCAACTCAGTTCGTTCAAGTCTATATTGCCGTTTTCTTTTACGGCTTTTTCCAAAATATTTTCCATAATTTTAATTAATTTAATTAATTGAGATGTTCGTCAATACACTGGTCAAAGATGGCATCTTTTAAGGTCCAATCGCTTTTAGGATATTCGCCCCAACCTGCGCCTTCATTATTGTCAATGTACCAGAATTCATCATCCTCCTTAACGGTTGCAACATGGTACATATTAACCCCTGTAAAAAAGGAGTCCTGCTCGTGGTCGTAGCATACATCGAAGGATCCGTCCTCGTTATCACGATAACGATAACCAGTCTTCATCAATTCTACTTCGATATTATCTCCTATGACGTATGTAAGCTTATCAATAAGTAAATTACAAGCAGCAGACAGGCTGCTTGCGCTCTGGCGGAGGAGCATCATTTCTGAGGTAACGTCAACATCTTGCTCACCATCGTGTTTTGGGTACGCCAAATCAAGCATATCAAGACCGTGATTACTAATTAGGTCGTTGATTAACTCGTAAGCCTTTTCTGCCTTAGTCCTAACGTCATTTAAATTCTCTTTTGTCATAATTTACCGCTTGCCGTGATGCGTAGGGCTGAATAGTTATTTGCTTAAAATCGTATCTATATATTCATTATTCATAGTTTCAACTTGCTCAGAAGAAAGTTTAATATCGTTTTCTGGGCTAAAAGGGTCTATCTTTTTAGCAGCCTTATACAAGTTACCGACCGAGATTACAAATAATTCGGGATTTCTATTGCTTCTTACTATATCGCAGAACATGTAGTATGTCCCGTTTGTATCTGAGCATTTTAACATTACAGATTTACGAAACGCCCCATAGGGATTATCATAAACTACAAGACCATTATTTTTAAGTGTACGAATTACCTCGAGCCTTATACAAACAGGGTCTCTTAGTATGTCTGGAGAAGAATGAACTATACTGTCAAAATCTACATTTTTCTCAATCATATCTCCTATTTCTTTTTCTATTTTTGTTGCCATTATCGTATCTCCTATTGTCTGTTATTATATTTTTTTACCGATAGTTTATGTTATGGCAGGATGATTAGTCCTGCCGTTCTTTTTTATCCAATTACGTATTCGTAGTTTTTATATCTTCCATCGTTACGTCTTTCTCTTGCAAGGTTTAGTGCTTGACGGTAGGTGAAGATTGCATGTTTGGTGATTACCTTTGCTGTTACAATATTTACGAATGTAAAGTCAACCTTTTCGTTTTTCTTCTTTCCGAAAGTGTAATCATATTCGTTTACAAATATTTTGTCGCTTATGATTATCTTTGCTTCTATCTGTTTCATTATTGTATTTTTTTAATTACCAATTCTTATCATATCCACAATGTAGATATACTTCTTTTACTATATCTAAGAAATTTTCGTTAGTTGGTGTATAGATACTGTCAACTATTTCTCCATCGTAAGCTTCTAAGCATTCTTCGGAAGAAAACCAAGCTAAAGCATCTTCTTTACTATAATCGCCATCACGCATACAATCGAAATCTACAGATATGGCGTATCTAATGCTTTTTTGCTTCTGTGTTAATTCTTTTGTTGTCATTGTTGTATCTCCTATTATTTGATTAATTATTAATTTTTTACAGTGCAAATATAATAAGATAATTTGAAAAAGCAAAACAATTTTCAAAAATAAATTTCATTCCTTTTGTTTTTTAATATTCATTAATGTTTACACAGGGCATAATTAATAGGATTTTAAATAAACATGTTTATTTAACTTCGCCGAAAAAGCAAAAAATATGAGGAAAATAAATGAGATTATATCATTGCAAGATGCGTATCAGGTACACAATCTGCTAACGGCGAGGAAACAAGGATTTAAAACACCTTTGGTGGAATTGATGGCACAATGGGAACCGTCAAAGCATTTAATCTTTGACGAAAATCACAGACCGAAGAAAAGGGTTATGGTCCCGACAGGCAAAACAGACCCCATAACGCAGAAACCAATGTATAAGGCGAAACGTGTGGATGTTGTAAGAATAGCTATACCGGCACAGCAATCTATTGTCAATATGGTTGTTGGATTTTTGCTCATGAATGAAGTTATGTACAAAATAACGGCTCATGGTACAGAAATAAAGAAGCTTGATAGAAAGCAGCAACAATTGTCTGATGCAATCAAGCATTGTTTCCACGACAACAAGATGAAGTATTTTGACAAAAAACTTGTGCGCACCGTATGCCGCGAATGTGAAGCCGCAGAATTGTGGTATATGGAGACAGACGATAATGGCAAGATGACGGGAAAAATAAAAAATCAGCTATTAAGTCCTACAAAAGGCGACAAGCTATATCCTCATTTTACTGACTCTCACAAGATGGATGGGTTAGCAAGAGAATACTATACCTATGATGAACTTGGTACATCATACTTGCATTTTGACGTTTATACTGATAGATTTGTATATCAGTATCACAATAAAGACAATGGATGGGTTCTTGATTCCGTAAAACCTCATGGATTTACAAAGATACCAATTGTCTATTATAGACAAGATGAAGCTGAATGGGAGAAAGTACAATGGGCAATTGACAGAGTAGAGACGTGCATTTCCAACTGGGGAGATACTAACGATTATTTCGGTACGCCGAAGTATTTTGTACAAGGTCGTCTTGAAGGCTTTGCTGAAAAAGGCGAGCAAGGTGCTGTTTTTGTCGGTGGCAAAGATACAAAAATGAATGTGCTGTCATGGAACTCTTCACCAGAATCAGTAAAAGGGGAAATTGCATATCTTTTCAATATCATATATTCGTTTACGCAAACGGCAGATATTAGCTTCGAAAACATGAAGCAGCTTGGAAACAATACTTCGGGAGCTGCAATACGCCTCATGTTTACATCACCTTATATGATGGCAGACCTCAAGACTGAGATGTATGGCGAGATGTTTACTCGTCGTTGCAATATTGTTGCAAACGGAATATGCAACACTGGAGCATATATTAAGGGTATTGATTTGGCTGTCGCGGAGCAAGTTGATTTTGAGCCAGTCTTTAAACCTTATCTACCGAAAAATGACGTTGAGCTATTGCAACTTATAACATCATCCAATGGTGGTGCGAAATCTACCTCTAATCGTCGTGCTATCGAGCTGAACCCTATTAACGATGATGCCGACAAGGTAGAAGAAGAGATGAAACAGGAGCAGCAAGAAGAAATGACGCAACAGGCAGCAATGCTTGGTGCAGGCAGTTCCGCATCAGCAGCACAATCAATAAACAATGAAGAGGAGGAATAATTATGGCAAAAGGAAGTGGTGGAACGAGAAAAACAGGTAGTGCGCAGAATCATCGCACAGGACCCGGCTTTACAGAACCAATAAAAGGACCTAAAGAACCGTCTTCAAGTCAGACAGAAATACAATATGTATACGTTGACAAACTAACAGGCAATCAATCTGACGGTTATAAAAACCTTGATGCCGTTAAAACGGCGATTAAAAGAGTTGAAAAAGAAGATAAAAGGGCTGGTGCTTACGAGGAAGATAGCTATTACATTGAAAGGGTTGAGAATATTAAAGGTCGCGGTCGTTCAAAATACTGGCACTTTGGCAAATAACAAAATTAAGGATGGCAGAAAAATTAACATCGAAACAGCAGAAAGAACAACTGAATAATCTGTTCGCTATTTACAACAGACGGTTAGGCAGATTATACAGCGATTATGTCAAGAAGCTCACCTCTCTTGGCTATGGGGAAGATGTGCTTGAAGATGATGCTCTATTTTCTTTTGATAATTTTCCGAATCTCAAAGCGAGATTAAACGATATATTCAATGACTATTTTCAAAACAATGTCTTGTGCTACAAGAATGGCATAACCGATGGTGTAGCGTTGGCGTATAATCATGATAGTGCTGTTTTGAGCGGTTTTTCCATCATGTCCAATAAAGCACTAAAGGCGGCAAGAAATATTGCCGCAGAAACGTTTATTTCAAATCGCTTGAATTCCAAACAAGGCTTGAATCTCGCACAAACCGTTTGGAATTACTGTCAGCAGACAAAGAGCGAGTTTGAAATGGCTATGAGTAATGTTATTGCCGATGGATTGAAAAAAGGAACTTCTGCGGAAGAGGTCGGTAAATCAATTCGTCGTTACCTTAACAACCCAGATATGATGTATCGTCGATATCACACCATCAAGATTCAGAAAAACGGACAGAAGAAAGATGTGGTAACATGGCGCAGGAAGCGCATAATTGATGGCAAAGTAAGATTTGTTGAAGAGCCACTGGAGAAGGTAGGCATGGGCGTTTACCGCTCATCGAGAAAGAATGCTCTCAGAGTAGCAAGAACGGAGATAAATAGTGCATACCATAAGGCAAGAAATGAACGCTGGCAGAACGAACCGTTCGTTATAGGACAATGGATTCATGTGTCGCCACAGCATGAAATAGATGATATTTGCAATGACCTTGAGGGACGTTATCCTAAGGGCTTCCCTTGGGATGGTTGGCACCCAAGCTGCATGTGTACCTCTGACCCAATTCTTATATCAGGCGAAGAGAAAAAGAAATTCTACGACAGGCTGTATGCCGGTGAAGACATGAGCGGTTACATATCGCCTTACACTGTCAATGATGTTCCCGACAACTACAAGAAATACATACGTGATAATGCTGAGAATATCGTAAACGCACAAAAACGCGGCAAGCTTGCATGGCATCTTGTAAACAGTAGGAAATACTGGGAAAATCTATTGAGCGCAGCACAACTCAAAGAAATGGGCTTTAAGCCGATTTCTTCAAAGAATACCATTATGGAAGCGGCAAGGATAAGACACGCAAAGCGTGATGTCGATAAAATCCAACGCCAATGGACATTGAGAAGGTCTGCTATGTATATGGATAAGATGAATAATGATTTGGCAAAACTTGTGTATACGGATTATAAAACAATGGGAGAAGCATTAAAGAAGAGATATGATGCTGTTCTTGGCGCACTAAAATCGGAAAACACATGGTCCGTTGAAAATATGCAGCGACTTTATAAGCGTTTCCAAAATGGTATATCAACTCGTCAACGATGGGATAAATTGTTATGGGATGGCTTTTCAAAAGAACAAATTGAAAATTGTCGAGAACTCGAAAAGAGACTCGGCATACTCAAAGGCAGACCGATGTCATGGGAACGGGCTGACCAGCAGAACGCAAATCCAGGGTATATCCCAAATGTAAAAAACGGGTACCAGATAAATTGTGCTACCTGTTCTCCTACATACATGATGCGTTTAATGGGCTTTAATGTAACAGCAGATAATTATTCAAATGCTTTAGTTGAGTATTTGTCTAAAGGGTCACAAATCTGGGAAAAATGGCTTAATCCCGACGGAACACAAGCTACATGGGTACAATTAAATCAATGGAAAAATGCACGTAATTACAAAGAAATGACAGCTCTTAGATATAAGGAGTTTATAGAAGATGTATGCAAAGAAACTGGCGTTTATGAAATGTCCATAGGATGGTCTAAGGGAGGAGGACACAGCACTATCATACAACGATTTGCTGATGGTAGTCTTAAATGTGTAGACGCACAGGTTTATTGTCAAAGATACTATGGTGTCGATGAAAAAATAAATCTTGTCAATCTATGTAAACATGGCGAGGCTCACTTAAAAGGTTGGAAAGGTTTTATTCACGAATGTCGTGGCATTATGCGCATTGATGACAAACTTTTTAATCCTGCGTTTGCTAAGATTTTTCAAGTTGTGAAATAATATCAAAGACGTGTTCACCACAAAGATATTCGACATCAATTCCATCAAATAAACAAAGAGAAGGATATCCTACGCAAACGGGGTCAGAATAATCAAACATCCATGCTGTCTTACCCTTATATACACCAAGATATTGAATACTGCCTTTATATCTGGTTGTTTCTTGTTTTAATGCCTCACGAACTTTTAAAGGAACCTCCATAATGCTATGTATTTAGTTAATAATATGCAAATGTACATCAAATGTTTGGTGTGACCAAATAAAAAGCTTATCTTTGCACCGTTGTATCTCCAAAGGTAGAACAGATTAATATTTTTTACACCAACTCCGTACTTGTGTGCGGAGTTTTTTTTGTTAAGCATGGTATACGTTATGCGCCCAACGTCTACAACTATGTAGCCTATGTTTTGCATTTTACATCCGCATATAGATGTCATAGAATACGTCTACAACTCGTCCTTATGATTTTACACCGTCACTAAGGTTTGGTGGTGGGAATAGTGTCCCTTTCCGCACGATTTAAGGGTTGTCTCCCGATTTCCGCTTTCAGTCCTTTCTTTGTTTCTGTGGCAGGAAACGGCTCAAAGGTAACTTCTAACCGCAAATCTGTAAGACTGCCAAATGCTAATGATGCATATTGTAGACAGATGGGACATTGCATCCCATCCGAGCGGCTTTATTACCGCATCTGCCTTTCTTTAAAAAGGATTGTTAACTTCAAGGATGAATCGTCCTTTTTCTTTTCTTGTACTTGTGAGAGGTATCCTCCATTTACCTCCGTTGTTTGACGGCATGATTATTTCTACATAATCAGTACCCTTTGCACCTTTAAGTGCTTCTCTTAAATCTTTTACTGTACTTGTCATATTCATATATTTTTTAATGTTACCCATTGAAGATATCGTAAAGGTCTTCAAACAAATCACTATTACCAATTTCTTCTGTTATTTCTTGAACATTAGCTTTAATGACTGAACCATAGATTTTGCCATTATCCTCATGGCTGTTCGTTAAATTCGCTGAAAAAAAACCGTTTTTTGATTTAGATATATTCAGAACAGCATCATCTGACGTATGTTCTTTAAAGTAGTCAACGATGTATTTCTCCACGTCTTCCAGTCTTGCGAAAACCCTACAGATATACGGAGTAATGTCACGTTTATCAATAGTAAAACGGTCTTCTTTTTTTGCCTCATAATCATAACCATATACTACATAAACTCTTTCCATAATCAATACATATCATTTTCGCTAAATCCGTTAAAATGAAGTTCTCTCTTATCGTGGTTGACATCAATATCAATAGCTGCCGACCAATCATACTTGCGTTGCATGGCTTCCTCGAATGTAACATAAATCATTCTATGTTTTAGACTGCCAAAGTATTCCAACACAGGATAGTCCGTTCTATTTCTCGGCATTTCCTGTTCACCAGCTCCACGGAACTGAAAACCGCTTCTCCAGAAGACTTTATAATCTGGATATTTAGCGAGAAGTTCTTTACATTTCTTGCTACCACTCAATCTATAATGTTCGTTATTCATATTTTCTTATTTAATCAGTTGCACTTACTATATAATCGCAGAATAAATCACGTTTGTTCTTATCATAAGCCAATGCTTCGGCTTCGCTCTTTAAAAAAAAATCTCCTACAGTACCTTGGTATTCACCATGATTATATTGTTTAACAATGTATGCCATAATTATTCTCCTATATTTTTAGTTACATCAGAAATATTCCTTTGCCTTGTTAAACATCCAGTCAATTTCTTCTTGTGAGAAATTAATGCCTTTTTCATACTTACAATGAAGGATGCCACCAATACCTATCTTATCTTTGATAGTGTCATATATCAGATCCGTATCACCATTGTTTATATGAATAAGAATTTCACCAATGAATGACATCATATCTTCGTCAGCCCTTTTTCTTTCTTCAACAAGCCTTTTTTCCATTACCTCGGCTTTCTTGTTGAAATTTGTGTCGAGTTCTATCGGATAATCATTCTTGATATTCTCGCACATCTGGTCAATATCGTCATCTTTGAAATAATCGCCAAAGTATGTTTCTCCTTTACCGTGTCCTTTCAAGGATTGCAGAATCTGTATCTCATCTTGCTTTTTCATTGCTTTAAGTTTTAAGTGATTAATATTTTTCTCTTTCACGTTGCAAATATATTAAGTATTTCTCATTGTACATAATATTTACCTTGTTATCTTTGAGGTTTTAATATCTTTTAATATCTACAAATGGGGAATAAATAAATATTAAATAATATATGATAATATATCGGATTATTTTCATTCCTTTGCATCAACTAAACATCATGAGCCTATGAAGCAGATTTTTAATTGCAACAAAACAGAAATAAGAGAATATGTAAAAGAGTATTCTCGATTGGGGGTCTTTAGTCGTGTTGTACAATGTTACGAGCGGCTGCTGTATATTGGCAATTTGCGTAAGAATGAATATCTGCGGCTCGCTGTAATATATACAAGACAGGGCAAAGAAAACCAAGCAAAACGCATAATTTCACGTTATAAACAAACATATAAAATTATTTAGTCATGAAAGCAATAAAATTACCATATTTACTTTTTACGGCAATAATCCTACTAAGCACAAGCTGTTCTTCTGATTCTGATAATGATAACGTTACGCCAAACGATGATATATCATTAGAAAATACGTTATGGAATTACAGCAACAATTATCAGCATGAAGAGAATTCAATCCTTTCCAATGAAGACAAATTTTATCCTGCTGTTTTAGAAAGAATGGCACTACTGCATGATTTAAATTATACAGATGGCATTGAAACCAAGAAAACGCCTATTGATTGCGATATATGTTACTTATCAAAACACGAGTGCGATTCAACGATAAATGCATCATTCACATTGGATAAATGCGTTTTTAACATAGAAATTACAAAAAAACACATAAAAGCAGAACGCACAAAACTTGAGAAATACTACAAATTTAAAGAAGGTGAGTATATCATCTGTACAGGAACCGCGTACGAAGGAATAACCGTATACAATTATGGTATATACAGAGCAAGCGGAGCACTTTATCTCCCTCTTGATGGCAAAGGGCGTGTCGTATACGAAAAAGTCGAATATTTTGAGAACAAAGAAAAATACACAGAGCTTATAAAAAAATGCACCTTGGTGACACATTATAAAATTACCGGTGACGAAATAATTTTCTCATACAATGAAGATGGGCAGAATAAAAGTTTTAAGGGGCGAATAACAAACAATGGTGCGACCATCTACTTCAAAAGCGGCACGATTGTAAACAAACCTTCTGTGTTTAGAAGACAATAATAAAAAAAATAGGATAGAGCAACGAATAATCTCGCCTCTATCCTATTCAAACATTACTTAACAACTTAAATCATCAAAACATCCCCTTCACAATTTGAGATGTTTTCTGTTATCATGTCCGTAAAACGCTCCTTGATTTTGTCAAGCGTTTCGGAAGCAGAGTCCAATATATCATCGCAATCATTACCTTTGTCGTTATATCTGACCATGTCGGTCATCAAGTTCTCAAACCGTCGATATAGCAGCAACAATTCTTTTGTAGGTTCTGTTATTTTTATTTCATTATTTTCCATAATACCGTATTTTTATTTATTATTTTCTATTTTTAAATCCTTGATGGCTGCTTTCAAATTAAAGCCATTGTTTTTCAAAGCGATAATAAACCGCCGTCCTCGCTGATTCCAAACTGTGTATACACGTGAGCCTTTCGTACCGTCGCTATGTATAAAAGGGAATGTCCGTGTACCATGCAAGTTCCACGTCTTGTAGGGCATCTTTAGAAGCCATTGTTTGGATTGACTGTAAAGGACACCGACTTCTTCAAGCTTCTTGCTAAGTACATTGGCATTCATGCCTATTTCATTCGCTATTTGCTGCGTGGTAACATAATCGACAGAGGCAAGCGTATCATCATAATATCTAACCTTGGGTGCTGCTACTGTCAATTCCTTTTGCTGCACTTCAATCTGAGCGTTCTTTTGTTCGATTGCAACGCTTTGTTGTCTATTTTCGATTTCAAGCTCACAGACCCTTTGTCTATGACGTTTCAACGTCTCATCGGCAATCTTCAAAGCTCTTGCCATGATGGATTCGGGAGTGTCTTCTTGCTGTGTGGCAATGTAACCTCCTGTTTTGCGAATGCTTGGAATAACCTCACTTGTCAACCATTTGCGAAATGCTTTCGCTTGTGGCTTGCGACTATCAAGTATTACATCATACAAGCCATCTTCATTAACGAATGTAGCTTTTTGAACTCCACCCGTTGTAGCGAGGGGTTGGGTTGAAACCACACCCTTATCAAGCCGAATTCTTACGTCTCCTGTTCTAAGTCCCAAAGCCTTGCATACATCACCAAGGCAAAAGAGTGGTTCATTACTTACATCATTCACGATGCGGACTTGTCCAAATAGAGGACTCTTAAAAATTTTAATTTCGCTCATTTTACGTATATTTTTTTGAACGTCAATATAATATAGGGTTGACATCTAAAAAGAAGATATCGCTACCCTTTGTTCAATGCCTATACGTGAAAGCACGCCTACACCATTACAATGCAAGCAAGGGGCGATATCTATATATCGTAACCGTCAAGAAGCGAGCATAATAAATGCCCTACCTTAATGTGGCAGAGCTTCCAACCTCACCACGTATATTTTATTGAACATTGCAAATATAAATACAAATTCGCAATGTGCAAAATATTTTTCAAAGAACTATTTATTAACGTCCTGATTCTCAATAATATTAAATATTTTCTCAATGAATCTAAACGAATTATCATTATTCTATGTTCCTGTAGTCATCAACAGCTCGAATGAACCCAACTGCCCTTTCCAATTTTTCAGCAAATTCATCAATACTATTGTATGACTCTACATTACTGGATTCAATCCACCCGTCACCTTCTCGTACATATGTTTTAGATATATAGTATACGTCCATTTGCCCATTCATTGTGCTCATATTTCTCGTAAGGACATACATTATATCACTGCTATCATTTATGAATTCATATCCATTCTCTGTCTTATTACAATGAGACAAAGGAATTGTGTGAGATTCTTCTTTTTTAAATATCATATTGCATATCTTTCTTTTAACCATTTATTTACTGTTCTCATAAATTCAGACAAAGAACGACAGACAGAATACTGGAATCCTAACTTCTGAACTCTGTTCTGGAATTGAATTTGTTTTTCTGTTTGCTTCCCTTTTGCGGTCTTCACCTCAACGAATAGAACATTCTTGTCTGCGATTATGATTAAATCAGAGAATCCAGCCAACACTCCCTCTCCTTTCATTATTTTCGCTTCAATTGCATTTCGTCTCCCACCATTAGGAATGGCAGCAATGATATATGTCGGATATTCCAAGCGAAAACATTGCACCATCTGCTGTTGCACCTGTGATTCTATATGCCGTGGTGGATGTCTTGCTTTTATTTTTTTCTGCTGTTTCAAAAATTCATCATACTTCATATCTTACATAAAAATATTAGGTTGTATTCTTTTCAGAACTTTGTTGTTTGCATTTTCGCAAAATTCCCGATTCACTTCAAAACCATATGCTCTTCGTCCCATGTTTGCTGCTGCGAGAAGAGTGGAAGAACTTCCGGCGCAAGGGTCTATCACAACGTCTCCCCTATCCGTGAATATCTCTATTAATCTTTCAAGCAACGGAACAGGTTTCTGTGTAGGATGTACTTTAGGCGTGGTCCTGTCTTCACACCAGTCAAAGCAATTGAATATCATTCTGCCTCCATTATTGAATTTCGGAAGCTTGTCACGGTACAGAATCAATCCATATTCGCAATTGCCAACGATTTTCATGTTTGCTTTCAAAACTTGCGCACTAAATTTCTTTCGGAACACCAATGGTATATAATGCATCAGTCCATATTTGCGCCCGAGCTTTATGAATTCAAATTGCTGTTCATACTCACAGAACATTATCATACAAGGTGATTTCCCTTTCTCTTTCGGCTCTTTTATCAGCATCTTTGAACAAAAATGCATAAATTCAGCAGGACGAAATTCATTATCATTATAGAAGAACTGCTTTTTCGCTTTATCGCTTTCACCATTTTTGTTATCCCCATCAATATACCAAGAAGGATTTGAGGCATAAGCTTTGCTTGAAAGATTATACGGAACATCGGTTAATATTAATTGCGCCTTAGGCAATTGATATGACTTGTAATTCTGAAAACTGTCATTGTACAATTCTATACTATTCATACCTTCGTTTTTTCTGAATAATGTCTTCTTTTTATATTATAACATCTTACCGATTTTACCCTGTAAGCTTTTAGCCATTCAGTATTTTTCTTCAATCTTAATGCATAGGCTTTTCTGTATACGGCACTTGCTGGAATTCCGAACATTATAGACAAATCTTCCCTTGAATTCTTGGAAAATTCCTTTCTTAATTTTTCTATCATTGCATCGGACCAGTAATAATGTGTTCCACGAGAAAGTATATATCCACGATTCGCTATATATCGTGGTTTACTGTTAAGTCCTTTTTCTCTAAGCTTTTTGCGCACGATTTTCTCCGAACAGCCTGTATCTTGCGCTATTTGATAAAGGAACTTACCTTGCCGGTACATATTTACTATTTTATCATCTATTTCTTCCATTTTTTCAATTCCTTATAATAAATCTTGCATTTCTTATTCTCGTAAATCCCCTTGCCCTTTGACAGTGCATTCCAAAGCGAATTAAGTGTAATACCTATTTGTTTCCCATTATCAAGTACGAGCTCAGGGCAATTAGGATATACGTTCATCTTAGGGGGTCCGGCTTTCATTTCTAATATTACTACTCTTTTCATCTTATAAAAGCGTTAAGATTGCAATAGGCATGCCTTTGGGAATGAAGCAATTTTGTGTCTTGGTCCCCCCTGCCGTCTGATATGAATACAACGTATTGTCATTAACTTTGATGTATACAGATATTTCTTCATCACGGACCACGCAAGGTATAATATCGCTATTTAACAAGCGAATATCATCGTTAACCCTTAATCCATAGCGTACATTATCATGTAAGCTCGTAATGACACCTCTGCGTCCAGCATTTAGAATAAAATCTGTATCAACTTTAATGCGTCCCAATCTCAATTCCGTATTTTCTTTGGCACATAAGACAAACTGATTTTCAGATATTTTCTTGACACTCTCAATGTTATCTTGCGTCATGCCCTCCAGCGTTGCCTTTTCTTGCATCGTTTTTCTTCCTACTCTTGCCATAATTATTTCATTTTATTTGTTCATAGACATCAAAAATCTGCGTCTCCGTTACCGATTTAATGGTATATTCTATCATTGTTTTTGACATGACAGCTTCAACATTCGATATAGCGTTTTTTATATTATTCGCTTGCACAAGATAAAGAACGTTAGACTTCTTTACCTTTTCAGTTTTTTCATCAAGAGTTATGAAGCATAATTTGACTTTAAACCATTTATCATCGGATGTATTGTCGCTAAAGAATATCTCACCATAAGGAGCTTCTTTTATGCCTTTGACTTCGAATACGCCTTGTATAAAATCAGACATTTCTTTGATTATGTTGCTCTCAGCTTCAGTGAAGCTCAAAGCATCTACTGCGTACAATTCAGAAACTTTCTTTTGTTCTCCTGTCTCAGTTGTCTTTTCATAACGAATCTTACATTCGTACCATGTCGATGTTTTTGTTCTCATAATTTGATTTTTTAATAATCCAATACTATTTTAAAACCATTTCTAAACAGCAGGTCCGTTCAGAATGGCAAATCTTCATCATCTTCAATACCCACGAATGGAGCATCACAAGTTGAAGCTCCATTTTGTCTGTCAAAGGACAATGGCTTCATGCTACCCAAAATAGGTTGGTTTTTCCTTTCTTCTTCGCTCATCTGTTCCCTAACTTTTTTAGGAAATGATTGCTTTACCATGTGTGTATCTTCATACTTTGGATTGGAAAGTTCCCAAGCTGTCATATCTATGTATGCTGCTTTGGGCTTATTGGTTTCCGAATCCTTGGAGACAAAAATATGATTATCCTCAATTGGTATAACGACACATTTTAGGGTTTTCCCTCGTCCTTTAACGGAGCATACTCCAGCGTTCGTGAATTTCAACAAATTCAGCTTAAGATTAAAATTATTCATTCTTTTATCTTATTTTTATGCAAGTGAGCCGAAGCCCACCTGCGAAGTTAATAATTAAAATATTTCCTGTTCTCTCATGAATTCCATCATGGCAAGGTTCTCGGGCATAATCATGCTCTGGTCCACGACATGTGGCTTGTACAATTCAGTGGCAGCATTATAGAAATCCCATGCCGAAATGCATCCTTTGTGCTTCTGCTCAATGAGCAGATTTTCTGTCAATTGGCATATTTGCATCTGATTAAGAGGATACACGCCACCTTTGTATTTAATCTCTTTCTTATCCGTATCTTTTGCTACACGGATAGCGGTAAGCATTCCTATTATAACGTATATCTGTTCTGCTGTAAGAATTGAATTTTTCATCCGCTCGATGGTTTCCTTATCCTGTATAAAGATGTGTTCTGCATCAGTTAGCCATGTTCCAACTTGTGCAAGGATACCGTTAAGATTAGTCTTGTAGCTTTCTCCGCGAGTATACAGATTGTTTATCTTGTAATCGCTAACGAAACGCCCTTCACCTAACATGTTTTGATTGTGGCATATCTTCACCATACTACCGAAACCTACTTGAATACCTTTCTGTGTGTAGCTTACGGCAAGATTTGTTGTCAACTTATCATCATCAAAATTGGTAAGTCTAATGTTGGCGTAGACACGTCTAAGCGTATGCGCCTGTACGGCTCTGCTGCCGTATCTTTTTTCAAGCTCAGGATATAGGCTTACGCCCGGTGTCTGTTTATCTCTATTATTTGTCGCAAACAAGTCATATACTTCTGTATCATAACCATGCTCTTTGCACATATCAAGAATCTGCTGAATCAAGGCAAAGTGATATATGCCATGAGGCTGCGAATTGTCGTCGCCTCTATTCTCCATATTTGTCACTTTGAGCTGTTCCAATGTAATTTGCTGAACTTTATTCTTTTCGAAATCCAAAAATTGATGCTCATTAGTTAGTTCCAATACAGGTGTGTTAACTACCAAATTTGATTCTCTTTCTGCTGTTAATGTACCAAAATCATTAATTTTCATTGTTGTACTCTCCTATTTTTTTATTTATTATTCTCTTGTGAATTTCTTAAAATTGCGTCCTACATATATACCTACGATATATCCGAATATCGTTGTTATGCATGATGTTATAAATAATATTGTTCCCATTCTTATCTCCTTTTGTTTGATTAATATTTAATTTTTATCAGTGTAAATGTATTAAGATTTTCTCAATATACATAATGTTTTCGATATTTTCTCATTGTATTTAAAGTTTATTAAAGACTTTATTGATATTTTTATTAGTTACATTGAGAATAAATTATTAATTTTGCATTGACAAAAAGAGAATAGGACTCTTGGATAAATCAAATCAGGCTCAAGTTGTACTATAATATACATCCTGGCTCGTACGTAGACTCCTATATGCGTGCGAGCCTTTTTTTATAATATGATAAAGAAAATAAGATACCAGTTATGCAATATGTTATTCGGCAACAAGGAATTGCTGAAAGCTCTTGCTTTGGTATTATATTCTTATCATTGCAACAATGGGAATGTAATTAAGAAATTCAACATACACAAGTTGTCAAAACTGACGAACGCCAGTCATAAGACAGTAGAAAAGAGAATAAATACAATATTAGAACAGGAGCTTGGTCATATTGAAAAAGGAAATCTTGTTTTTCATTCTGTAGTATCAAAACATAAAGATAGAAATGTATCAATTGAAAAAATAAATTATACGTCTTTGCAAGATGTAGAAAAATCATTATACGGCATTCTGTTGGTCGTTATCCAATCAAGGAAAGATTACTGTAAGAGTACAATTCGACGAGCTACTGATAGCAAATCTTATAAAGAGATAAAGTCAGCAAAGCTTATGTTACGGAAGTGCTGTTATGGAATCAAGTACAAAGAATATGGATTATCGTACCACAGAATTGCCGATTTTTTTGGTGTTTCCATTAGTTCAGCTTTTCATTATGTCCAATATGCTATTAAGCAAGGAATGATAAAAATGAAGCGAAATTTTCAATCATTTTATCTTCCTTTCATAAATAAGAGACATGTAGAAGGATTTACTTTTACTACTAAGAATTATGGATATATAATAGGAGCTAACATATACACCATTATTCCTTCATGCACGCACGCATAACTCATGGTATATATTGATTATGAAAAATATAAATTCATCGAAATATATAAAATTCAGGCGAAATGACTTGATGTCGAATACAACGAACGCAGAAAAAGCAGCAGTGCGGAATGTTAGAAGATTAGGATATGAATGTGTGCTGCAATATCCTATACAAACGGGAAGAAAACTATACTATGCGGACGTGTATATACCGAAGTTAAGGTTGATTATAGAAATAGACGGTGGCTACCATTCGACAAATGAACAAAAAAGGAAAGACAGGAACCGTTCGACAGGAATACGCAGGCTTGGGTATCATGTGGTAAGATTATCAAACCACGACGCAAGAGACAAGAATAAAGTCCAAGGAAAGATAAGGATGATATTACATAAGGCAAAGCGAACAAAATAACTTGATTGCTTTGTTTTTTTGTTTGTCATGAACTGTTGGTCATGACTTTAATTAGACACCCACAGAACGCAAGGAAACATGCTAAAATTAAAATGTTTACACAGCAACCCTTTTTGATGATAAGCAGTAAGGATAATAATAGTAATATTGCATCAGAAATCAATATTCGTTTAACATTTAAAAGGTAAAAGTTATGACAATAAAAGAAAAAGTGCTTGCTTCTTGCAAAACGTCATACGCGAAGTACGGTTTGAAGAAGGATGAACTTTCCAAGCTGGTAGACCAGATTATCGCAAGTCGTGGTTTAACAGATGAGTCAACAGATGAGGATGTGACAAAATCAATTACGGCAATAGAGCCTTACGTTGGCATGATGCAATCATCATTTAACCGTGCAATATCGGAGATGGAGAACAAATACAAAGGTTGGAAAAAGCCAGAAGACATAGTTCCTCCAGTACCGCCAGTACCTCCTGTACCGCCAACTGGTAATCTAACGTCGGAAATGGTCGAAAAGATGATTAACGAGAGATTGCAAAAGGCAACCGAAGAAGCGGTGAATGCCGCTATTGCTCCTTATAAGGAAAAGGAGGAAAGGGCACGTCTTAATTCTCTGTTCAATGCGAACGAAAAAATAAAAGATGTACCTCAGCAATTTCGTTCACTTTTTCAACTCGACAAGGAGGAAAATCTTGAAACCATGGCACAGCAATGTGCCGATGAATGGACAGCATTAAAGCAGTCAATGGTGTCAAGCGGACAGTTTGTGGAAGCTCCTCATCAAGCTACGCCTGAAATGGAAACAAATGATTTTGTGAAGAAAATGGAGAATTATGCAACGCATAGGACTCCGAGTAAATAATTTAAAGCTCAGAAAAGATGTATAAAGGAATGTTCTTGAAACGCAATGCTGTACCCGAGAATGTGAAAGAAGCTTTATGGTGGGAAGAGCAGTGTGTAAGAAGGGAAGGTGGTTATGATTTCGATACCGACAATCTTCCAGATGATGCAAAATGGCTACCAAAGGGTGCTGTTTTGAGATTTAACAAAACAAATGGCAAGGCAAACGTCTTGAAAAGCACGAGAGTGGCAGAAGCTGCAACTAAAGCAGCAACAACTCTTAAAATCGAAAAAGATTCTTACTTCAAAGTCGGGGACACGATTGCCGGTGTTGCAATTTCAGCTATCACTAAAGGCGACAGCTACGATACTTTAACTGTAGCAGAGCTTAAAGAGAATCTGAAACTTGGTGACATAGTTGATGATTACGCCGATGGAGATATTCTTCTTGGTCTACAGTATGACACCTTCCCAATTGATAAAACCATCAATCAGCAGGTGACACCTACTTTGGTTGTGAGGGAAGTTGACGAAAATACATTGATGTATCCGTTGAGTGATAAGGTCAAAGCGGCACTTAATGCAACAGGTACAGCGCAGTTTAAAATCAAGTAAAAAGGAAGGAGGTAATATATGAATGGAATAATGAAAAATCTTCTCGACCCTGTTAAATTCCAGGCTTATATTGATAATGGAATGAAAGCTTCGACATACAAGGCGTTGTGGAAGAACGAAATAAAGGATAAAGAATATTGCGCAGGAAAGGTCTATAGCGCAGCAATAGCAGATTATGCGGCAGCAATGGTCGGTTCTGTTATATCCAAAAATGGTGAAAAACCTAAGCATCAGATGCCCGATGTTGGAGATTTGACAGGTTCTGTTGGTCATATCGCAGATGAATGGGAGCTTGACAACAACTACCTTGAGCAGATTCAGTTTCTTGAAGGACGTATGCGTGATATGCAAGGAAAAGATTATGCTCCTTCTTTCATCGACCAGAAATTTGAAGAGCTGATTGATTATTCTTTCAAGCCTTTTGAGAAAGTTGTTATAGCTCCACATAAGCGTATTGATATGCTTTACTTCGAGGGCTTGTACAAGGGAACACAGACTGTATCTCGCAGCAATAACACTAAGGCTAATGTGTCTTATACATTTGACCTTGGCATAAAAAAAACAAAAGTAAAGAAAGCGTGGGGAACAGCGGATGCGACACCTCTTGCCGACATTAAGGCTTTGAAGGATGAAGCAAAGAAGAAAGGACGTGCCGTTCTTCGTCTCCGCATGTCTGAGACCACATTCTACAACATGTGTCAGGCAAAGGAAATCAAAGACACATTCAAGCTGAACCTTGGCACATTGCAAGTTAATCCGAGCGTTCCGATAATTAGCGTGGACCAGATGAATATCTATCTGCGTTCAATTATGCTGCCAACGATTCAGATTGACGCAGACCAGTTTGTTTCTCTTGCTGACGGAACAACCGTTAATCTTATTCCTGATAATTTTGTTGTTGCGCAGTGCGCAGAACAGGTTGCCGTGATAAAGATTAGCGATTCTGTTGAATTGCATGACCCTATACCGGGACATTCTTACTCTTCTCATGATGACAATTTGGTTGGTTACTGGCGCAACGATACAGGCTACCATGTAGCTTACGATATGTGGGCTCAGCCTGTCTTTAACGGCATAAACAACTTGTTTATCCTTGAGACTACGGTGTAAATATGCATGTATAATATGTAATATGTATCAATATGACCAATTCAGAAGCGATAGCAAGTGAGATACAGCCTTTCTCAACGGCAGACGAAGCTATTGAAAAAATGTTCATAGATGCGACAGATAGATTTAATATCACGTCTTCTGTAGATGATGAATATTCAGTAGAGAACAAATGTGCCGTTGCGTATGCTGCAATGCGTATTTTGTATAAAATGAAAGTGTTGTCATCGGAGAATATAGGTGGCATATCGCAATCGTATAAAGACAAAAACGCAATCATAGATGATATGATACGCTCAATTGCTAAAGATTCTGGATTGGACGCTGATATGGTTCTTGATTCCGATTCGGATGACTATTGGTTGAGAGCTGTTAAGATGTGGTAAGATGAATTTCGAAGATAGGATTTTTATCAAGGGAAGTATATATCCGGATGGATATGTGGAGTTTAGTGGAAAATTCTACATGATAGATGATGAAGGGAATCCTGATACAAGCAAGGAATATGAATTTCCTTATAATCGTTACGATGAAGATGGAAATCCTGTTGTTGCAACGGATTTTTGTTTCATGGACTACGGGAAATGCATAATATTTCCCAATCAACGAGCCAATTCAATATCGTTGACGGATGGCAGCATATATGTATATTCCTACGAGGTATACGTGCCTTTAAGCAAGAAGAAATATACTTTAATTCCTCGTGAAGGAGATATAGTAAAAATCCAAAAAAAGGACGGGACTATTGATATAGAAAAAGAAGTCAAAGGATTCGTCACTTACAAGCGAAAATATCTAAGATTGTGGTTATAGTATGGCAAACATGAAGCTGCAAATCAAAGGCGTAGAAGCTTTAAAGGAAAGGCTCAATAAGAAAAAAGAGATTTTCGTTGCATCACTTGGAACTGAATTGATGCAATTAGGAGAAGCCGCAGTTACTCATGCTAAGAACAACAAAGGCTATCAGGATAGAACTGGAAATCTGAAAAATTCGATATCATATGCTCTATTCCTTGATGGCGAATTGGTGCAATCTGTGGTAGGAAATATACCACACCCAGAAAAAACGGAAGAGGGGCAAGAAAGCGTTGAAGAAGCTTTGACTGCTTTTGCCGGACAAACAGGAATCGTTGCAAGCAAAGGGTATACAATCATTGTCGTTGCTGGCATGAATTATGGTAAACACGTTGAGGACAAAGGATATAACGTGTTGCATTTGACGAAGTATTTTTTAAGGGACGAAATGGTGGAAATATTCAATGAAGCTATAAAAAGAATAAATGAAAGTTAGTTATGAAGATAGGTGAAGATGCCGTTGCGGCAATGTATCATTTTCTGAATTCCCTGAAAGAAGAAATTGGCTTAGGCAAAGGAGAAAGGGTGTTTAAATACATACTTCCAGAAAACTTTGCTGGGGGCAACTATATCGTAATTAATTTCCTACCTTTCGTCTACAGCAATCCGATTAACGAAGGAGCTGTGAACGTCAATATACATGCACCGAAATTGAAAAACAATGAGCCGAACACGAAATTATTGTTTAACATTCAAAGAAAGGTGGTGGAAAAATTCAAAGATAGTGTTTATCTCAATGGTATGATTTTTGATTTCGGTGCTGATTCAAGTCCAGCAAAGGATAATGATGATACATATTATATTAATTTAAAATTTAACGTTACGTATAATAATTTAAAAGATTAAGAATATGGCAAAAAATGGTGTTTACGGCATTAAAAGTTTCAGTTTCGCCGACTGTGCTGCGAATGGTGGCTATCCTACCAAATTTGACAATACAATCAAGGCTATTGTTACAGGAAGTTTAAGCTTTAACGACCAAGCTGCACAGACTTCTGATGTTGAGATTGAGGATTCCGAAGATCCGTATGCCGTGCTTGTTACATCTGCGGCAACAAAAGGTTTTACGATACAGACATATGACCTGTCGCAGGAAAACTTCGTAGCTTTGTTAGGATATACTCCGGATGAAAAGAAATGGGTAAATGAGGCTCCTGTTGAGAGTGAGATATACAAGGCGATAGAAATCGTGACTAAGGATTTGGATGATATTCCATCCAAGACGTTCCAGTGGTCTAAAATGAAGCTCACAGTAACGCGTAGCGGTTCTATCGGAAAATCCGGTCTCCCGAATCTTAATATTGAATGTCGTCAGATGGCGGTATTTGATGCGAAAGGCGAAAAGGTCAGCGGTCATCGCTGGGGGTTGACATCTGAAATTGCTGCAGGAATTGGTGGATAATTTTTATTTTATACCTATTTATTATCGTATAAGCGGTGAGGTAAGGGTGCTTTCCCAAGCCGCACCGCTTTTATTTTAAAAAAGAAAATATGAAAACAGCAGACAAAGAAAATGTTTCGCGAACGCTAAAAGAAGAGCCTATTGTGATACGCATAGGTCTTTTAAGATGCAGCATAAAGCCATTGACGCTAAATCAAATATATGAGATTGGCGTACATGCGAACAATATCAAGCCAATTGAAGTATCAGAAGATGGCAAGATTAATATCCTACAACAAATGATAGAGCATGGCAATGATGCAAAGGTATTATGTGATATATTCGTAATATGTGCTTATCGAAAAAAGATATGGAGGAAGCTTTTGGGAAAATATTTACGTAAAAGGTTAAAGATGGAACATATAAGAAAACTCATACAATTCTTATCTGGTTCATTTGATGTAAATTTTTTCTTAACCTCTATCACTTTCCTGAAACAGATAAAGAAAATGACAGAACCCTCAACGACTCCCCATGGGCAGTTATCGGAGGAGTAATGAAGTATTTTCGTATGAGTTACGAAGAGGTCGTATTTAATCGCTCATACATTAACATTATGCTTCTTAATCGCTCCATACCCTCGTTTAGCACAAAAGACGAAAATGAAAAAGAATATGGTGTGGCAAAGAGCAAAAAGAAAGATAAAAAAACATACAAGAAGATAGATAAATCAATTCATGCAAATGATTTCTTCATGGACATGATGTAAAAAATACAAGACTATGGCAGAGAACGATATACTTGGAATCAGTGGGCAGATGGATATTACAGACATCCAAAGCTCATTTGATAAGATGTTTGACAATCTCGACCGTTTGGGAATAAAAACGGAAGACGTAAACAATAGGATGACCAAAGCTCTTAATGATATATCTCAGAGTGCTTCTTCTGACAGCGAAAAAACAAAACAAGCAATAGAAGTTCTCAAGATGGGTCTTGCGGAAATATCGCAGTCATTGAGTGCTGTTCCCGAAAATTTAAAAAAAATGTCTTCTGAGGCGCAAACAGCGGAAAACACAATAGGAAGACTTGGTAAAAAACTGTCAGAAGCAGAAAAAGGTAGTGACAAATGGAAGGGAATTAACGAGCAATTATCCAAGCAGAGAGAATATGCAACCCGTCTGAATGATGAATATACGTCATTAATGACAACATTTAACGGTGCACAGCAATATATTGGCTCGTTAAATGCTGCAATAGACATTTTAAATGCAGGACAAAGCATATCTAATGCATCAACGATTATGTCAGGAGCGGCACATGCTGGCGTAACAGCCACCGTTTCTGCTGAATCCGTCTCCCATGCCAAGAATGCGGAAGAAATAAGCAATGAAACTCAGAAGATTTCTGAAAACACAGAGGCTACTAATAATGCAACTGATGCATCAAAGCAAAGAGTAGAAAATATTAATTCTGAACTTGAAGCCCTACAAAGATTCGCAGAACAAATAAAACAAGGTTCTGTTTCGGAAGAACAATATTTAAAAGTCAAAGAAGATGCAAATACAAGATACGAACAACTCGTTGAAGAACGCAATAGGCTATCCGAAAAGCAACAAGAGATACAGAAAAAGAATGACGATGCATATAATGATATGTTGTCGGGGAAAATATCTTCTGAAAGTTTCGATGCGCAATTAAGTATAAATCAGCAGATAGTCGATTCTTTGCAAGAGCAGAAAACGTCTATAGGACAATTGATGCAGCAATTGCAAGATGGTATTCAGCAAGTAACGCAATCTTACTCAGCCCTTAACGAAACACAGCAGCAAACGTCGCAAATCAGTCAAGAAAACACATCAAAAGAAATCGAGGATACAAATAGGACAAAAGATGCGATAAGAGAAAAAGAATCAGAATTACAAAAGCTCAACGAGCAATTGGAATTGATGCAAGCACATCATGATGCTGGTTGGGGTGGTGATTTTATATCTAAGTACAGGAAAGGAGAAAACCCCTTTGGCGCAATATCGGATTTTTGGGCAGAATCAAAGGATATAGAAGAAACCAAATTAAAAATCTCAGAAGTTACTTCCGAAATTGAGAGATTAAAATCTTCCACGCAAGATGTCGGACAGAGTGCTTCCGAAATGAGCAATGAATTATCAAGCGATAGAATCATAACATCTATCCGCGAAAATGAGGAAGAGCTTAAACGATTGAACGATTTGCTCAAAACTGCGAAGGCGGCAGGAAACACAGAAAAGGCAGAAGAATTAAAAAATAAGCAGCAAGAAATAAATAAAGAGATTGATGAAGGTAAAGAAAAGTTGCAACAAATGGGAATATCCTACATGGATGTTGCCAAACAAGCAAGTAACGCTGCGAAAGAAACCAACAAAATCGGAGGAAACAAAAATAGTGATGCTCTTGGGCAGATAAAAAAGATTACAGGAGAATTAAAATCAGGCTTTAGTGGTGGATTTTCCGTTGGCAGCATTTCCAAAATGATATTCTCCACTACTGGAGCATGGGTCGCTGGTATTGGGGCGGCAGCATCTGCCGTTAAATGGGTTTCCGACCAAAACAGGATGCTTGATGAGTCAATGATGAGTCTTAAAGGCTATCTTGACAGTGGCGTATTGCAACAATTAAGGGAGCAATACGTGCAATTAGAATACGATAGCACTCACTCTGCTGAAGAAATGGCTGCTGCTGGTACACGATGGGTTAAATACTTTGAAGGTATTAGGGGTAATGCAGATGTTATAGCAGACGTTACAGAAGTCTCAAATAATCTTGCAACTGTGCTTGGCACGACATCAGAAAAAGCCGCTGATTACATTCTTAAGATAGCTGGCGCATATCATCAGACAGCAGCAGAAGCGAAAGAAAATGCAACGATACTTATTAATGCATCAAAAAATTCAACTGCGAAATATGAGGAGCTTGCACAAGCAATATCTTCATCTGCTAATAGAGCGGCACAATCGGGTGCAAATATCAAAGAATTTACAAGCGCGGTTGCCTACACTGCCGGCACATTCGGAAACGCAAGTTCTGCGGCGTCAACATATACAATGATGCTGCAAAGATTGTCAGCGCAATCAAAAAATGAGTATAATCCTTCTGTCGTTGGCGCATCTAAAGCATTGGAAAATCTCTCAAAATCACAAACTTTAAATGATACGCTTACTGGTCTTTTGGGTAAAAGGCAAGCTGCTTTAGCAAAGATTTTTGTTAAAAATGCATCTTCTATTAAGGAAATGGAGGAAAAACTTAAAAATCTTGAAGCTGCAACCAAAATTGTAAATGCCGTTGAATCAAAACAGGAAAATCAGGAAAAGAAACTTCAAAATGCGAAAAGGGCACTCGCTCATGAGTTAAACACTAATTTAACTCCTGCCTACACGGAATTTCTGAACTATATTGCCGTCACCATAAAAGGATTGGGTAGAATGGCGCAAGAATTCAAGAATTTTGTGTCGCCAATAGTAGAATGGTATAACAGACTTGATAAAAAATTCTCAAATTCAACGATTTGGAAAGTATTGCGGAATTATGGAAATGTAATAAAATGGAATGTTCCAGGACTTGGAGTAATATCGACCATACATAGTGCACAAGAAAAAGCAGATAAAGCAGATGCATCCAGAAAAAAAAGATTAACAGATATATATAATAAGAATCTTGAAAAATATGGAATATCATCACCAGGCAAGGCTTATATCGCATCTGTCAATGAAATACGTAGTAGCAAGGGCAGATATTCCATAAAAGACAAGGATTTCCTAAATACGCTTAGAGCGAAAACCGTTATAGAAAATTCGTCAAGGACTAATGGCGTTAATTTTGAAACAGGAGAACAAAATCAGGTAAAAGATAAAAAAGGCAAAACGGAACATGATAAAAAAATTAAAGCGCAAGAAAAACTCGCAGAAGATTTAAAGTCGTTGCAGCAAAAAAACATAGATGATGAGTTGGCTCTTCAAGAAGAAGGCACACAAAAAAAAATTGCGCAAATTCAAAATGACTACAAAAAAAGGCTTGATGAAATAAACAAGCAGGAAAAAGATTTCAGGAAAAGAAATAAGGAAGCAGGGATATCAACCAGCATCAACGGATTGACCGAGAAGCAAGCAAAAACTTTTGAAAAAGCAAAAGTTATAGCGCAAAAGTCTTATGATAAACAATTAAGGGAAGCTCGCGAAGAAGAATTGAAATCTATGCGAGAATATCTATCAAAGTATGGTTCTTTAGCACAACAGAAACAAGCTATAGTAGATGACTACGATGATAAAATCGCAAAAGCTCAGACGCAAGGCGAGAAAAAGACTCTTGAGAAAGAGAAAAGCGAAAAACTCTCAGCTTTTAAATATGAGAGTATAAGCAAAGGTATTGACTGGAAAGCATTGTTGAGTGGTGTGGGCAATCTTAACGAGCAAATGCTAAAACCAATGCTTGACGAATTGAAGGCATATACACAAACGGACGAGTTTAAAAATGCTGATGTTGACACGAAGCAAAAAACTGTTGACCTTATCAACGAGATTGAAAAGTATATTGGTGTTGAAAAAACTCTTGATTGGTCTGATTTGGCGAAAGCAATGAGCGACTTTACAAACGCTGTTGCAAAATACGATAATGCAAAAAAGAATGAAGAAGAAGCGAATAAGCTAAAAGAGCAAGCGAAGAAGGATTATGAAAACAAGAAGATAACGCAAGAAGAATATGAAAAAATTGCAGACAATGCATCAAAATTAGGAGAAGCAACTGCTGCTGCCGAAAAAGATATGCGCAATTTCGGAAATATTCTGAATGAGACAACGGACAAAGTAAGAACGCACATTACAAGTTTAACGACAACTCTTGAAAAAGCGGATAAAACTTGGGGAGGCTTTGCTGGATTTTCTGATTTTAAATCCAAAATAGGCTTATTGAATCAGACATCAGGAACATTGCTTTCAAACGAAGGCAATATGAATGATTCACAGAAAAATGTCGTGAAATCCATTGTCAAAGGTATGGATGTTGCCTCTGATGCCATGTCCAAAAGCGTTGGCTCTGTTCTTAATTCGGGAGTAGGTCAATTGATAGGTGGTATCGCCAGTTATGCGCAAATCATAATGAGTATTGCTGATTCAATTAAAACCTTCGTAACGGGAATATTAAACTCAATTTCTGAATTCTTGAAATTAGAATGGATTACAGATTTGGTTAATAGTATACTCGAAGCGATAGGCAATTTGATTGACACCATTCTTGACCTTCCGGAAAATATCTTCCATCTTGTTGAATCTGTAGTTGTTGATGGCGTCGGAGGTCTCGTTAATTCTGTTGTGGGGCGTTTGGGAAACATTCTGTCTTTAGGAGCATTGTCTTCTGGCGGTCCTGCCGATTGGTTTACAAACAGTAATGCCAAAGAAGTGGCTGAGACAACATCAAGATTGAATGCCAGCAACGAACGGTTAAAAAATTCCATCGACGATTTAAAGGAAGAATTATCAAAGCAGAGTGGAGCAAAGGCTATCAATACAGCATCGCAAGCTTTCGAGGACCAAAAGGAAATTATTGCACAGCAGAAAAAAATTCTGCAAACACAAATGAATTATCATGGCAGTCATCATTCCAATGCTTACTATTGGGATTGGGATGAAGATAGACAAAAAAGGACGAATGAAGCTCTTGCTGAATACAAGAGAAAGAATCCTAATGCTGAAACCATAACTGATATGGTGGGAAGAGGCAATGCTTCGCAATACGATTTTTATAATCTCACACCGGAGCAGTTGGCATATCTGCGCACATACGAACCTGATTTATGGTATGATTTAACGCATCAGGGCAAATATGATAAAAGCAAATATTGGGAAAACCTTGCCGATGAAGCAGGCAAATTGGAGGAAATTACAAATAATCTGAAAGAATCACTCACCCAAACGACTTTTGATAGTCTGAAAAATGATTTTATCAGCAGCCTTATGGATATGAGTAAAAATGCACAGGATTTTTCTGATGATTTTAGCCAAATGCTTATGAAATCAGTATTAAATGCAAAGATAAGTGACCTCATGGATGATGAATTGCAAGCGTTCTATGACAAATGGGCGGATTATGCAAAAAGCGACAATACGCTTACTGAGGATGAAATTAAAGAACTGAGAGAAGAATGGGAAGGATTTGTACGGAAAGGTCTTGATTTAAGAGACCAAGCAGCAGAAATTACTGGATATAGTAGTACTTCAGCAGGGCAAAAGACAAGCTCGTTATCTGCCGCAAGCATGACACAAGACCAGGCAAACGAATTGAACGGAAGATTTACAGCTTTACAAATTGCAGGAGAATTACATAATCAGTATTTATTGCAAAGTATAGACGTGCAAAAGCAGATTGACGATAAATTCAATGTCGTTTCGGTTGACGTTTCCGTAATTCGTGCATCGACAGTTCAGATATCTCAAAACATGTCAGAATTATTGGATATACAATATGAGTCCGTTGACAAATTAAGCAAGATTGCAATATACACATCAGTCTTGCCTACAATGAATGAGAATATAAATAATATATATAGAAGCGTAAAAGATATAAACAGAAAATAATATGGAACAGGCATATATTAATGAGATAGGATTAACGACTTATGGCGTCGTTTTACTAAAAGGTTGGCGAGAAGCCTTTCTTTTGCCTTTAGCTAATAAAGATTATATACAATCCGAAAGCAGATTGGAGAATGGTGTAAGGATTGATACGTCTTTGATAAGGAAGCAGGAACGAAGTATATCTTTGCATTTTTTTCTTATTGGTGATACAGAAGATGACTACATCGACAAGTTGGAGACATTCGTAAATGTTATCACGAATGGAGAAATAACGATGCGTATTCCTAAATTAAAAAATAGGTCATACAAATTAGTTTACACAGGAATAAAACAATATGGTATGTATGGTGCAAAAAAGGGTAAATTTGTTGTGAATTTCACAGAGCCAAACCCTTTGATAGATGGTAACACTATACAGAAATAAGACAAAGCTATTCTCTACCGAGATAAACAAGGATAGTAGATACTCACGTCAGCTCATGTCTGACGATTATATAACTCTCAAATTCTCCTTGCCCGAGCCTATAAAGTTCGAGCTTGGAGATTTTTGCGATTGCGATTTTGGGCGTTTTGAGCTTGTAGAGGGATATAATCCGACCTATGAGGCAACAAGTTCAGGATATAACTATGAGTTGCGTCTTGATGCTGAATATAGAAAATGGAAAAACAAGCTTTTCTTGTATAGACCTCTGTACGGTGGTCTTGAATCAACATGGACCCTAACAAACACCATTTCTACCTTCATGCACGTGTTTCTGAGCAATCTCGAAGCACATAATTTTAAATTCAAGCGTGAAACGGAATACCATGTAGAGTACGGAGACGATGTTGACATGGAGAAATCTTATGCCATGTCTTTTAGCAATGTCAATCTTATAGATGCTCTTACACAGATTGCAGAGAAATGGGAAACTGAATGGTGGATTGAAGACAATATTATACACATTGGTAAATGCCAGTATGGAACGGAAAAAAATGCCATTGATTTTCGGAATGGCATAAATGGTATAATATCTTCCAGTGCGAGCAAATCAGATTATATAACAAGGCTCTTCGTTTTCGGTTCAACCATTAACGTTCCGTCAAGATACAGAAAAAAACTTGAATTCGACGTAAAGACCGTAACGAAGAATCAAATATACGATACCGCAAGACCATTATCCATCGAAATGTTTTCAACGGTTAATGAAGTCGTCTGTGGTGAGGCATCGGTCTTTAAAGAACAGACGGTTAATCTGGAATTTGGTAAAGATGCTATTTTGGATGGGAATGATAAGACAACAGTGCTGCCGCAGGGAAAATACATTTTTGCCGAAAATGCTAACGCTTTAACCTTCTCATTGGATGCAAAAAAAGGAGCGCAGATAACATCAGTAATATTGTCCTTTTCAGTCAAGCTAACCATAAAAGATGCAGAAAAAAACACTGTTTTGTCGTCTGCAACAAGCAAGGAGGACAAAGAGGTGTCTTATCTTTCATCCTCGCCTGTAACGCAAATCATTAATGGCGTGAAAACTCCTGCTGTATCGTTTAATACTAACGGTAATGGCATAAAGGGCGTTGTGGAGATAAACGTTACTATTAAGGGTAAATATTTCGACAAAGATGTAAGCGAAGGACTTGATAAGTTCAGCCTTTCTTGCAATGTCAGCAATGTTGCTTCGGACATCATGCAGAAAGAAGCATCATTCGAAGTGGAATTTATATCGGGAAGTAATAAAGGCGAGACGGACACTGGAAAATATACAGAAGGCGCAGAATACATAGTAATGAGTGCTCTTTCCGCAACTTTGGGTGACAGGTATCTCATTACGACAAATATCATCAAACCTAAAGTCCCTGCATATTATTTTTCCGACGAATATCAATCAGAAATCACCAAATCTGGAATTGTAGAAAGGCATCTAATGTTGCCGTTATCGTGGAACGATGGTCACAACTGGATTGATGCTAAAGAGAACATGAGTGAGGAAGAAGTCGTTGAAGGAATCATTGTCTTCGATGATATATATCCTCAAATCAAGTGTTCTGTTAACAAGGTCCTCGCATACAAGATTGAACAGGTTAACGAAGAAACCAATAAAGGGACAGGCATATACGATACATATTATCTCATAGCGACGGATGATATGTCGTTAAGGCAAGAGTATCTGCTAAGTAGTGAGAGTAATTTTGAAGTTAGTTTCAATAGCGGTTCTCTCGTAGGAAAGGTCTTTGAGTTTGACCTTAAAGAAAAAGGTTATGTCTTTGAGAATGTCGTTAAAGAGGATGGCACTCTTGGCTCTGTAACTCTTGATAGGCAATATTTCCACATTTTTGCAAACGAGAATTATGGAAGACTGCTTCCAGACACCATACTTGCACCAAAGACCGGCGATGAATTCTATGTGCTTAACTATGATGCTGATTATTTGGAAGATATGGGCATTGTTGATGCTGCAGAACAGAAGCTCCTTGAAAAAGGCAAGGAGCAGATGAAGAAAAGCATGATAGACCCTAATACTTACACATGTTCGCAATATTGGTGGGACGCAAAAGAGAAAGGGATATTACAGCTCGGTCAACGTGTTAACATCGTTGAGAAGGCATACTTTGCGGAGGGCAACAGACAATCTCGCATTATAGGCATAGAATGTAATCTTGATATACCTTACGATAGTCCCGAATATACAGTTGGTGAACAGGCACCATATTCTCGTCTTGATAACATAGAAGAAAAAATTGATGAGCTTACATTTAATGGTTCTTCGTATGCCAATAAAGGCGGCAATAATGGTATATCTGTCTATGTTATAAGAACAAATGATAATACGCCACCGACTGATACAAATGTGTATTCGGCAAGAAGAAGTGACTACAATTATGCTTCTAAGCAAAATCCTGATACGTTTAAGGGGTTAATGACCTTTTTACAAGGATTAAAGCTTGGGGAAAGTCTTGGCATTGACGAGAACGGCAACGCCACACTCGGCAGTCTGAAGATAGGCGACCACGGCATTGACGAGAACGGAAATGCCATATTGGGCAAGGTGGTGGCAGAGCTGATGTCGATATTCAAGGGCGGTGCGGAGTTCGGCGAGTTTATACAGGGCATACTGTACGGCACTGGCGGCAGGGTGGACGAGAGAGGCAATGCCGAATTTGAGAGTATTACTTCGCGAAGCTCTATCATTGCCAAGGAGCTTATCGTCAACAGACAGCAGGCGGTGGAGAGCGACTTCATGTTCACGGAGAGCGGCAGCGTGGAGAGCGTTACCGTAGTGCCGCCGGCAACAGAGGGTGACAACACCACCTACGACCTGAAACTAAAGAAGAGATGGGACAATGACTTTACAGCGTTCCACGAGCAGGACTGCATAAGAGCGAGCATCAACACGCTGCTCGAAGACGGCAAATACTACGACATGTGGTTCAGGGTGCTTAACGTGAACACCCTGACGAACACCATCAGCGTGGTGATGTATCCCGACAACGAAGTGCCGAGCGGCAAGAACTACCCTCCTTGCGAGTTGGCAAGACTGATTCGCTGGGGCAACCCGGTAGATGAGAAGCGGCAGAGCTGTTGGTATATCTCTTCCGAGATAGGTCTGTTTGTATGGCTGGACCATGTGACGAAGCCTATCATAGACAAGACAAACTATTCCGTAGCAATAGGCAAGCTGCCCGATGCTCTGTCTTTCGTATTCCAGGACTTTCCCCAAGCAGACAAGCGCGACGGAGCGTTCTACGCAAAATGGCTTGCTGTGCAGAACATTATCAATGTGGATTACGAGGGCAACGTGCAGCAGAATGTCGTGGACAGGGGAATGTGGAGCCTTGCCACGGCGCAGGGCGACAAGCCGTACCGTGCTACAGCCACCGAAGTGCATGACGTGTGGCGCAACGGCTGCAAGTGGCGGTGCATCTCCGACAAGACTACAGAAGAACCGAAGTATGCGAGCACAGGATGGGCGTTCCTTGAAGGCAATCCGGAGTTTACCTGTCGCATATCGGGTGCTGACCAAACTTTTGATGCGGATGTCATAAGTACGAGGGACGACAACGGCAACTATCCCGTGTTTACCACGCTCTCGGTAAGAGGCTACCTCTATAACGAGGACGTGACAGACCATATCCTTGCAAAGAACGTGGTATGGACGAGAGATACAGGCAATACCAACGAGGACAACATCTGGGCGGTGGCACATGCGAGCGCAGGATTCTCGGTGCCTCTGACATGGGAAGACTTAGGCAAGAACGCCGAGGAACGTCTTTCGTGCTCCTTCAAGGTGGAGGTTGCCATCATAGACGAGACAGTAAATGCCCGGAGCGGCGAAGAGAAAACGATAAAGAAGGCATCTGACGAGACAGAAATTTAACTATTATAAATATACATTTTATGAGAATCGCAAAAAAAAGAAGATTAGGGATTGTCTATACTCCGCTCGACGTGAGCGTGGACATCATTCCCTACGGAGGCACGGTAGACAGGCAAGTCTACAACAGTGCAACGGGCGGCTTCTATCCCGACTACGAGGATGGACCGCTATGTCTGTTCCCGGTATGCCGTGCCGTGAACAGCCGTGACGTGAACGGCAGCGGTGAGGATGTGAATATCAACGGCAGCGACAATTTCACCTTTAGCTGGTACGAGATGGTCTATAACAAGACCTCTAACAAGTACGTGAAGGGTGATGCTATCGTGAATGGCAAGAACGGCTACGAGATTGTAAGCAACTCTGCCGACGGGCTGACAAGGGGTATGCTACTCGTCAACAAGAACAGTTCGGTACAGAATCCCATCCGACTGCAATTCGAGGGACGATACGTTGACCCACAGTCGGGACAGGTGTACAACTACGTCGCACAGAAGACCATCCTCTGTGACGACATGGAAGAGACTGTTCCTGTATTGCATGTGTCGCCTACCGTATCAGTGTGGAATCCTGTCACAGAGGCTTCCACAGTGACATTCGAGGCTCTGCTGACAGACGGTAGCGGAGACATTACCAACGCCAAGAACACGAAATTTGAGTGGTACAGAAAGGTGAATGTGCAGGGTACATCCTACGACCTGCAACTCATCGACGGCTCGCATATCGAAGACGTGGACGTGGTGTCCATGCCCACAAAGAAAGCTGTCGTGGACGGTGTGGAGACCGATGTACAGGGCAGCGCGCTAACGATAGACAGAAACCTTATCGGCGACATGGAGATGTATGTGTGCAAGGCAATGAGAAGGACAGCCCTGAAATCTTCAGACACCTTCGGCGAGCGTGACCCCTACGCAGAGTTGGCGGCAAAGCGCACGATGCCGGACTATAAGGTTCGCATACTCGGCGTGAGCAACGCTTCCGACCCCGACCAAGAGTACATCAACCCTCGCTGCGTGGTGGAAGTGGACGGCAAGACGTTGACCGACGAGGAGATAAACAAGCATTTCACTGTCAGCTGGACAGTGAGAAAGCCTGACGAGACCGTTGACAAGGTGGTATCTAACGAGATAAACCCTGAAATACCTTTCTCGGCAGGAATGGTAATCGGGCTCGGCGTTGAAGACAAGGGAGCACAGAAGCTTCTCACGGATGGCGACAGCTATGTTGCCACCGATGACGGAAAATTAGTATATACAAACTAAAAAATAAGAATCATGACACAGTTTCCACGAATCAAAGTGACCACGAAGGTTGCGAAACTATTCGCCAATCTTGCGTTAAGAAACAAGACAAAGGACGGCAATTACATTATCTGGATGACCGACATCAACAGCGTGCCGGGCTTGACGCTTGCCGACAGGGTAAGTTATGTGGGCGGTGCCCTGCTTTCGCCTATGGAAGCAAAGGCAGAGCGCAACGGCACGGCAAACCCTCCAGCTACCGTGTACACCCCAATCTATTTAGACAAGGACGCAGAAGCAGAGGCAAGCTCTACAAAGACAACAGAGACAGCGGAGGGGACTACAGATGACAATTCCGGCAATACGGAGACCGCAGAGCCTGTAGTGCCGGTTACACCGCCTGTGATACCTGACGAGAACATGTCGCACATGCCGACTGACGAGGCAGAGAACCAGGAAGGACAGACAGAAGATACAGCAGACAACAAAAAAGGAAAGGAGTAGAATATGGACAAAGCGAGTTACATTGTAGAAGTACAATACACCAAACAAGGCGGAACATACTCCGCTATGCTCGTTTCCGATTATGGAGACATATACCAGCAGTATACAAGTTACGACCCGAACACCAAGCAGGCAACAGGCATTTCGCCTTCGTTCGAGACAAATCCGCCGACTGTGGAGTTGGCGATATTCTCATCGAAGAAGTCGGGCAGCGAGATTTACCCGAGCAAGGGTAGTGTAGCATGGCGTGTGGCGAACACCCTGCTGACCTTCGACGACAGTGGTATCTCTACCAACACCTTTAATGGTGAGACGGGACATTTCCAGCTCATTGATGCGGATGGCACAGCACAGCGCAGGGCAGGACTGAAGATAATAAAGAATGTTGTTGTGGCTTCGCAGGCTACACCGTTTAACATTATGGCGACAGCCACCATTGCCAACGGCATGAGCAGCGCAAGCGTATCGGCAAGTACCAACGTGGGCATCAAGCTTGCGTCGGTAGGTGCGTCGGTAGTGAACATACGAGCCACGAACGGCGGTCTTGTGAGTGCGAGCGACCCGACCTATGCGTCAACGGTATTGACAGCAGAGGTGAGTGCGGCTGAGGGTTCGCCAATTACATCAGGATTCAAGTACCAGTGGTACGCGAACAACAACGAGACCGGCGTGATGGAGATTCTGACAGGCAAGACCTCACAGACGTTGACCGTGACTCCGTCAGACGTAAACCAGTCAAGGATGTACAAGGTTGTGGTGACTGGAGCATCGGGAGAGAATGTAGGCTGGGACACACAGCTCGTTAAGGACATCTCCGACCCTCTGCGCATAGAACCCCACCCTACCCCAGAGGACGAGCAGATAATTGAGGGCGACCCCACACATGCGCAGGTGAAATGGACACCTGTAGTAATGATGAACGACACTGTCATTCCCGACAGCAAGGTGGAGTGGAAGTTCGTCATCTACGACCCCGAGGGAACCACCGTATACGACACCCCGATTACCGACAAAGAGCAGTTTGTAGTGACTGAGGAGATTGTGTCCAATGTGGGCAATGTACAGGTGGCGATAACGGCAACAGTAACGCTTTAAGATTTGAAAGATATGGCAGGAGCACAATATGTAACGATAGTAAACTATCTACGCAAGGGCAAGGATGGCAAGGATGGCGAAGACGGGGTTGTCGTAAGGATTGCCCCCGACACCCTTGTGTTCACTACTGACGACAACGGAGAGATAAAGAGTTCTTCGTTGTCGCAGAAGGCACAGATAAAGGTATTCAAGGGCAGCGAGGACATTACAGCCTCCTGCACTTTTGCCGACAAAAATGCGGTGTTCGTAAACTGCCAGGGCTATGTATCGAAGAGTGTTGTCGGCGGCAGCGCCGTGGGACTGGTCCAGTTCTCTGCTATCAACACGGCGGCGACCGTTGACGGACACAAGATTCCAAGTACGGCAGGATATGCAAACATCTCCATCCCCTGCACGCTCGATGGCAAGACGTATACGGCACAGGTGAAGTTCACGGTTGACGGCGGCTCCTTCTGGGGCGGCTTGTCTTCTACGAGCAAGGGGCTTGTGGCGAGCTATACGGGCATAAGCGACAGAGTGGACGATGCGGAAGGAGAGATTGATTCTCTCAAAACTGCGGACGGTGCTCTCACGAAGAGAGTCGGCACGTTGGAAGTGACTTCCAACAGGATTAGTGCGAAGGTCAATCAGACGGAGGTACGGGACAGGAATCTTATTCCTAACTCCTACGTGAACCAGGGCAGCGGCATCTACGGCTTCTGCAAGCGCAAGGTACGCTTGGAGAAGGGCAAGAGCTATGCTATGACCATCTGGGGACGGATTGACTCAGTACTCTCTGCCCGTGGCGGCAGCATGAGGGCTTATGTCTACAAAGAGAGCAGCAGCGGAACATGGACGTATACGCAGTATGTGGACCTTACGTCTATTACCGACAGCAAGGCAGAGACGAAATGGACACATGCCGGAGCGACAGGCGAATATCAGTTTGCCGTGTTTCCTTACCCTCGCAAGGACGACGGCGGCGGCAAGTGTTTCTTGCTATGCGCGCAGATAGAGAAGATAGAGGATGCGGCGAACGGCTACGGCACGGCATGGTCGGCAAACAAAGATGATGCTGTTGCTCTCGGTAATATTCTGCCTGACATCCGCAGCAATGCGTGGACCTTCGGCAACGGCGCAGCGATAGCTCCCGATAAGTCGGAGATTGACGGACGTTCGCTCGATGTGGTCGTGGGTGTTTCATCCTCATCGGCAGACCTTGACGTGATGGGTTTGGGCAAAGTGCTGACGCTCGGCAAAGGCTCTGTCTATACGATGAGCTTCTGGGCGCAGGGCAGAGGTTCGTTCAACTCCTACCTCTATAACGACAGCAGCAACGGCTGTTCGTGGGCGGAGCGTGACGACGGCGGCTGGTCGGAGTACATCGACGGTGCTGTTCTGCCCGACAGGATGCTATCAAACGAATGGAAGAGATATAGCGTGACGTTCAGCGTAGATACCGATGTCGCAGTGGGCTTTATTCCCGTGCGGCTGAGGAAGAGCAGTATGATTGCGATAGCAGGGCTGAAGCTCGAACCCTACGGCAGGGCGACGGAATACACCAACAGGGCTATCACGACAGAGGAGATGTTAGCGACAGGAATTGACATTTTCAATCGGAAAGTCATCGTGACGGCAGATAACTTTGAAGTGAGAAACAACCTCGGGCAAGTGACGGCAAAAGTGGATGCCGACGGACAACTCACGGCAGGAATCCTCACGACGAAGAACCGTGGCGAGGGATATATAAAAGCAGAGGACGGACTTCTGAAAGTCTTTAACGGACAGGGGTTAATGAACATTCGCTTCGGCATAGATCCCAATTCAGGAATGATGGTCATGTCTTATTACGACAACGAGGGGCATCTGCTGTATGACCTCGGACCCGACGGCATAAGAAACAGGGACTTGCAGAACTCCGTGCTGACGGCTTATACGATGGAGAGGTTGGGGACATTCTTCAACAATCCTTACAAATTTTCAATAGACATGTACTCCGACGACGTATATAGTTACGACAGCAACGGCAACAGGATAATAGACAGCAAGTTCAAGGCGAGACTCATGCCGGACTCCACGACTGGCGAAGGCTACATACCGGAGAGCGCACTGAAGAAATGGGAGACGAGGTATTACTACAGGTCGGCAAAGGTGGCAGATGCCTTCATCAAGGATGATGAAAACGGAATCACGACCGGCGAACTGGCAAAGCAGGCAAACGACAAGTGGTTCCTACAGAAGCCTATCTGTGTAGACGGAACTCTAAAAGTAATCCAAAGTGGAGAGTACGTGATGCGGGGTGCTGCGCTGCACTATTCGCAGAAAATCGGCGAAGGTGTAAAGAGCCTCGCTATCACTTTTATGGATTTTGATGACGGTGTGAGAAGTCTGTATGACGTATTCTTGGAATAAAACAGAAGAATTTGAATTATTAACTTTTAAAACAAAACAATATGGCAATCAAGACAACATCACTGACAGGGTGGTTGAAAGCCAACCCTACGGTAGTAAGCAACGCTATCAAGGATGACTTCCTGAAGATAGCAAAAAACGACATGGTGGACCTGATGAACAAGAACCTTACGGCTCTTGGTGACGGAGTGTTCATTGGCAAGATGCAGAGAGAGGAATGGGGTCTTTACCCGCGAATGGAGGAATGGAACCGCACCAACTTCGGCATAGAAAAGGCGGATGCCGATGTCATTGTGATTCAGTACGGCGGCTACCGCCTCGGTATCGCCCTTGACGAGGTGGTAAGACGGTGGGGAAGCTCCACGACGGTGGAAGTGAACAACAACTATGACTTGAACTCCTATGACGGCAAGGCTCGCACGGCGGCGATAATGGCGAATGCGGCATTCTCTGCCGACAGCCCCAACACTTACGCAGTGGCGTATGCCTACGCCTACTCAAAGGGGCATACAGGCGACCCGGGCGGCGACAGCACCATTGCGGCGAAGTCGTGGTGGCTGCCTACGATGGGCGACCTTGCGCTGATATACGACCACTTCAACACCATCAACCTTGCCATTGCCCGCATCAATGCGGCAGGCAAGCAGCGAGCGACGCCACTTGCCCGTAACTACTATTGGTCGTGTATCGAGAGTGGTGCTAAGAGAGTGAGGATTATGAGCTTCGGGGATGGCGGTCGCGCCGGCAACGACCGCGGCGATACACTTCGAGTTCGCCCGGTTACAGTATTTTAGTCAATTTTATCAATTAATCAATTTCGATTATCTCTCCAACATTCTTCCCGACCTTGTGTCGGGAAGCCTTAACGACAGAAAAGAGACATGGGACTGGCAAGGGATACTCAGATATACAAGGCGACGTACGAGTTGACAAGTGAATAGTGAGCGACAAAAGAGGTTTTTAACGAATAACGTAAAAAAAAAGGAACAATGAAACAGGAAACGAGAAGGAACATAATGGGCATGGCGGTATACTTCGGTATTGCCGTGCTTTTCGGCGGCGGCTTCGGTCTGCTGGCGATGATAGTGCATGAAGACAATGACCGCTGCCATTACTACCGCGGTGAGTGGAACAAAGGCGATTTGACGAGAGGATGCCTCGCCGTGGCGGTGGGGTGCGTGGTGAGAGCAGTGATAGAGAGAGGAGGTGTGGCATGGATTTAGTAATTCAGATATTAACCCTCCTTGTCAGCAGCGGAATCGTCGGGCAGCTTCTATATTATAATTCTCGCAAGAGAAAGGAGGCTGCTTCGGCTCAAAAAGATGAGGACGCAAACGCTATGGCTTACGCTCAAGAATGGAAAAAGCTGTACGACCATGAACACGAAGAGCACATGGATGAACGTCAGAAATTAAATACAAAGATAGATTCTTTGTATGATGATTTGACAAAACAGAGGACACAAATCAGGCAGTTGAAGGATGATAAGAACAATCTCCTGATGAGAACCCATGAACTGGAGTGGAACGAGTGCAAGATTAACGGTTGCTTAAAAAGGAAGCCACCAAGAGACTACGGAGCAAAAGAGACTGATTAATAATAAAAAAAGGAATTGAAATGAGAAAGATTGAAAGGATATTCGTGCATTGCACGGCAAGCCCCCAGTCGTGGGGAGTGAAAGAACTGTGGGCAGAGTTTAAGAAGAAAGGATGGAAGAATCCGGGGTACCACTACGTGGTAACGAAGGACGGTGCGATACATCAGATGTTGCCTGTGGAAGAGGTGTCGAACGGCGTGCAGGGTTATAACAGCACGGCGATAAACATAGCATATGTGGGCGGCATATACAAGGCTAACAATACGTTCGGCAAGGTTGTATGGAAGCCAACGGACAACAGGACTGCTGAGCAGAGGATGTCGTTGCGGAAGCTGCTGACGACACTGAAGAAGAAATATCCGGATGCGAAAATAATGGGACACAGAAGCATCTGGGGAGAGGACAAGCCCGACAGATGGAAGAAAAGCTGTCCCTGCTTCAATGCTGTGGAGGAATACAAGAACATAAAGGTGTAGGCTTATGGATGATTTCAATATAGACGATATACTGCGGAAGCTGTTGGCTGCGTTCCTGGGATTTATTATGACGGTAGCGATATGTGGCATTATCGGTGCGCTGACGGGATGCAGAAGCGTAAGATACGTTACTGTGCCCGAATATCACACGGAATACAAGACAAAGACCGATTCTTTCGTAAAGAGGGATTCGGTATGGGTGAAGGATTCCGTGTTGCTATGGATGCAGGGAGATACGGTATACAAGGAGCGTTGGCACATGAAATACAACGACAGATATGTGTACCGCAACAAGACGGACACGGTGATGAAGACCGACTCCGTGAGAGTGCCATATCCGATAGAGAAGAATCTCGGCAAATGGGAGCAGACGAAAATTGAATATTTCACGCCTTTAGTTTGTTTGAGTGGAATAATATTCGTATCTTTGTTGTGGTTAATAAAGCGTCGCATGTCATGAATACGTTACAGATGATACGGGCGTTGCTTGCGGAGCTTATAGACCGCATAGACAGCGGACGGTGCTCTACGACAGAGGAGCAGAACGAGAAATTTCTGAACTGTCTGATGATGTTTGTCGGGGACGGCGAGGAACGCTACAACAAGACCGAAGCGATAAAATACCTCGGAATGTCGAGGAGCAAGTTTGATGGTCTGCGTCGTGACGGTGTATTACCTTACGGACGGAAGAAGGTCGGCGAGGTAAGTCGCTACTGGACAAAGAAGGAACTCGACGCTTACATTAAGGAAAACGGAGGATAGATTTTTTTTCATAATTATTGGATTTGGGTTATAGTCATTTTTTTAAGGTTAAAAGATTGTGGAACCGCTGGGTTGTGAAGCTTGGCGGTTTTTTTGTTAGGGAAGTAAGCAGGAGTTGCCATTTTTGGTAAGGTTATGCTGTAGGAGAAAACCATTGTATCTTTGCGACAAGTTCAATAATGAACGAAACAGAAAATATTAAATTATCATGGAAAGTAAAACCTATGTATTTAATCCCGAGAATGGTTCGGGTGGAGCAGGAGGAAATGGACTTCTTGCCATGCTCCCGGCATTGATGCAGAAACAGGGTGTAGACCCAAGCCTTATCGCATTAATGAATAGTAAAGGCAAAGGAGGTTGGGGAGACGACCTCATGGCAATTCTTCTGCTGTTTATCCTTATGGGCAACAATGGCTTTGGTGGCATGTTTGGTAACAGAGGATTCGGCATGAATGGACAGGGAGGTGTTGTGCCTATGTTGAATAATGACGCAAATACAGCAGTTATTATGCAATCGGTTCAGAGAAATGGATATGATATCCAGAGCCTTGCTACAGCACTTAACACGTCAAGCGATACTGTGATTGCGGCAATCAACACGGTAGGTCAGCAGATTTGCAACCTTGGTAATACCATAGGTATGAATACAAATCAGATTCTTACCGCTTTGATGCAGGGTAATAATGCTTTGGCTACCCAGTTGGCAGAATGCTGTTGCAAGACTAATACAGCACTTACGTCAATGGATGGAAATATTAAGCTCTCTATCTGTCAGCAGACGCACGCCATCAACGATGCTGCAAATGCCAATGCTCTCATGCTGCGAGATAATGGACAGGCGAATACGAACGCCATCCTTAGCAAGCTGGATCAGATGCAAACACAGGCATTGCAAGACAAGATTGACAAATTGCGTGAGGATAAGAGTTCTCTGCTTGCCCAAATCAGCAATGAGCATCAGACACAGAGCTTGCAAGCATTCCAAGCTCAGAGTGTTGCACCGCTGAGCGCAGCTTTGTCGGCATTGCAATCTGAGATTGCTGGAATAAAGTGTAAAATGCCGAATACCGTTGCTATACCTTATCCGCAGCTAAAGGCGTATAATCCTGACGTGTTCCAAGCAGCTGCCATGGGTGCATACGCAGGAGAGGCAGCATCGGCAAAAAGTACCTGTGGGTGTTAAAGGAAGGAGGGAATATGGAACCATTTTTCAATAATCTTGTATTTGGTACGCCGTTCCCTTTCTTTCCTCCGACAAGAACAAATAATCTGAGGAGAGTTGATGTAGGCGGCATCTACGAGTTGAAGACCAACGCTATACAGATAACGGATGAGAGTGCTGATTTCGGCATAAATCCATGTCAGTATAATGCTCTGCCGTGTGAAAGCATTGTGTTACTTAAGATTCATGCAGGCGTTCCGACAGCAAGTTCAGACTTGCCGTTAAAGATTGTCGCACCCATTGTGGGCAGCTCAACGGTAAACGGAACAGGTAGCAGCACAACTGGAACTACAAAAGTTCCCGTTGTGGACCATAGCGGAACTCCAGTCACAGGAGCGAGTGCAAGCGGAGCAACCGAGGCGTTGGCTTACATCAACAAGAAGAGCGGCATTATCCGACTGCTTGGGTTTCAACAGCCCACAGGCGGTTAACAGAGTGTTAATTAAAAACGAAGAAGAAAATGTTTCAAGGATTAAGACAAAATTCCCTATTCTATATATTGGAAAAAGGAGAAAAACCAAATCTGAAAATAGGACAGGTCGTGTCGGTAAGTAACCCACAGCAGAAGTTTCCTACATATATAGCCGGGCAACCTATGAATGTGGAAACGACTGTTGATGTGAAGGTACAGGTTGATAACGAGCAAATGGACTTTCAGAAACTCCCTGCCATGATGCAGATAGCCAATTTCGGCAACGGCATTGTTGTAAGTGAAAGCAGAGAAGCCATGTGCGGTGAAGTTGATTCTTTGCTAAGACAATCAAAAGCTATTGTGGAGAGCGTGGATTATCACAAGAAAGTTATCTCCGCTTGTGATAAGATTCTTGCTCAACTCAACCCACAGATAGCAAAGGAGAAACAGCAAGAACAGGATATTAGCAACCTTAAATCAGACGTGAACGGCATGAAAGGTACTATCAATGATATAAGGGATATGTTACAGAAAGCCTTGAATGTAAGTAATAATAAAAGGTAAATATTATGGGATATATTACAGAAATTACGGAAAACAAGTTTGATGAACTTGCGGAAAATATAGAAGAACTTATCCGTATCGGTGGAAAGACAATGTCTTGTATTGACAAGATGAGACGTGGGCGCATGGGCGAGCGTATGCCCGACTATAGGGACAGAAGTCGCTATGATGACTACGATGATGATGATTACGAAGGTCGCTATGGAGAGCGTCGTGGCGGCTATCATGGAGGTGGCAGACGCTATTAAGTAAATAATCAGACAAGCAGAGACATGTTTTCTGCTTGTCTTAAATAATTTCGAGATTATGGGAAAATGCAGAATACCGCTTGATACTTATGACTTGAAACCCGAAGGCATGACGGCATATCTTAGATACAATGGGTGGCATTTTAGCAAGAAAATGTGCGAATGGGCAGTGAAGCATATGCGGAAAGGCGGAAAAACAATAGAAATGATAAAGAAAGATAGGGTTGATGAAATACTGCAAAGTCAATCGTTAACTCTTGAAAATGACATAGGGTATGATTCGGTATATGTGGCAAATATGGCAAAAGCTGATTTTTGGAATAGTTCTATAAATGGTGAAGCGCAGCTTGCTCAATTCATCAAGGATATGATAGATGACGAAGACCAGAAAGACGGATTTGTATTCAATCGTTTTTATGCCGATTGCTGCCACAATGGTATGCCTATACCATGGGAGGATTTATTATGAGAAGAATCATAATAGAATTACCTAAATACAATTGGACGGTGCGTTATTATCAAGATAGTGCTCCGTCTGATTCTATTGAAATATATGAAGCCTTGAGACAAATAGGTTGTACAGGCAAGGCTCTTGACGAAGCTGAAAGGCATTTGTCGAGCAAGAAAAAGAATAAAGGCTTGACTTACTCCAACATTAAAGAAGGGAAGAGTGTAGTCGCAGTAAGCGAAACTACGTCTGATGAAGAATTTATTAATACCATGTCCCATGAGGTACATCATGTAGTATCGCATATATGCGAAAAATATGGTCTTGATATGTATAGTGAAGAAATGAGTTATCTTACAGGATATTTGTGTGGCAAATGTTATGTTGGATAAAATAACGTTAAAAAAAGAACCACGAGTAGAATAAATGCTTATATTTGTATAATTGATGTAGAAGTTTGAGCTAATCTAAAAACTAAAAAGCTTATGGAAGAAGAAGTAGGTCCAAGACCATTAAATGGTCTTGACAAGAGAATTTTTTTATTTTATGAGTGGGGATTGAAGTATGTTCCAATTATCTTAATGTTGTCTCATTGGTATGGTGTTTGGAACTTTCATCAGAATCCGAGAGAGATAATAGTGTGCATAAAAGAGAATGAAGGCTGTATTGTCTATCTCTATTTTATGTCGTATATTTTCCCTCTCTTATTCATGCTGCCTGCAAGTCTGTTCTATGGATTGTGTTGGATATACAGATTGCCTTTTGTGTATCTGATAGGAACGAACATTGTACGATTGTATTATGGTTCTATGCTTATTACATATGAAATGCTTGATGCTGATTATATTCTGATTTTGTTTATGATGGCGCTTTATTGTTATTCCGTCGTAAGATATAACGGAAGCAGGATAGGAGAAATCTTTATCAGATTAAGAAATATAGGGAGGAAAAAGAAATGAGGCTGTGTGAAATGTTTGCATCTTTGCTTGAAAATATCGCCAAACAGATGCGCAATGATGATTGCTCTATGACGGATGAAGAAATGGAAGAGCTGTTTCAGCAGTGCATGGCTCTTACTCATGGTATGGTAACGAAGCAAGAAGCATGTGACAATGTACTACATATCAGCAGGGCGACTTTTGATAGATATGTTCGTAATGGTAAACTCCCAAAAGGTAAGTCAAGAATGGGGAGTCATGAATTATATTGGAGCAAAGAAGAACTGAATAAATTTAAGCATGAGCAGAATGAGTAACTTAATACCCAACCTATCTTATTGATAATTAACGACTTGTAAAAAGTGTGAGTAACTTTGCGATGCTCACACTTTTTTCATTTAAATTTGCAGCATGTTTAATTAAAATAATGTAATTATGAAAAATAATCTATCAAAAAGCATTGCATTTCTTAAAGCCGAATTATCAAAAATGAATAATAACGCAGAAACGGACAATGAAGAATTGCGCAATCTATATATTGATGCTTGTAACAGCTTGAATGATGCGATTTTTTATTATTCTGAAATTAATAAAATTAAATCATGTCAATAGACAGCCCTTTTTGGGCTATATATATGGCTTTACCCGTAGTTTGCGCAATTTTTAATCTAAAAGCGTCGGCATTAGAATTATTCTTACTCATATGTATTAAAACAATAGCTTTTGTTGTCTGTAAATTACATTCTCTCAGACAAGCAATGCATCTATTTAGGCTCATATGCGTTGCCATAGCTCTAATACCTACGCTTTTGGGAATTATGCCTTCTTTTATGCTTTTATCAACTAATATTTCCGTATGATTGCACTCTATAAGAATATAATCAAGTGGAAAGGATAATTTATACTTGATATGATGACTATCCGTAAGAAAAAGCATAGTCCCCATATCGGGATGGCAGATAATAAAGCCACAAGGCTGTTTTGTATCATGAACTGTATCAAAAGCCTTGATAACAAAGTTACCAATACGAAACTCTTTTAGCATAGGTATGACATTGTAATGAAAATCGTTTTCTTTAACTTTCTTCTCTTCCAAAGTACCTTTAGTGGCAAAGATATTGAAGGGTCGTGCATATTGATGAATATACCCTGCGTGGTCGCCGTGGCTATGAGTAATCAAGCAACCGACAACCTTTTTAAGATTTCCACCAAGAGCTTCTGCAGCATCCTTCAATGGCATTCCGCACTCTATAATAAGTGCTTCATCATCATTCTGTAGTATATACCCATTGCCAGTGCTTCCACTACCTAATGTAATTAATTGCATATTCTATACCTTATTATATATATAGGAGAGAGAATTTTTTCTCTCTCCTATCCGTTATTTTACTGCTGCTTAAATATATCAGGCATTTTCTGTTTACCCATCGGCTGAGCCTTAGGCTTGGTTTGAGCGGTTTTCTGCTCATTACTTGAAGAATTATCGGCAGCCTTATTTTCTTCCTTATTCTCGCCATTATTATTCATACCGAGTGGCTGAGAATTGGCTTGATGTTCCTCTTGCTGCTGAGCTTCTGATAGTTTCTCTTTGGCTGAAAGCTGCTCAACGTTATCGGTTGTAATCTCGGTATAATCAGCATCCTCTAATTCCTCTTTAACGGCAAGACCACAGGTAATCTCTGGACAATATACCGATTGAAAACGTGTGGCGGCACGATAGCGTAACATCTGTTCAGGTTCAACTTTCCAGTTGCTACCATCCTTCTGATACCATCCTTTCTGCTTGGCTATACCGATAGTAATAGTAGAACCTTTAAGAAGCTCACCTTGTTTATCAATTGCATAGGCGTAGCATCCCCAATCGTCCTTATCTTTTTCTCCCACGAACTCATATCTGAGCGGTGTAGCAAAAAGACCGCTTGCGTTGATACAAGCAATAAGGAACTTTGCTGAAAAAGAAGGCATACCATATACAATATATACATTCTGCATAATCATCAGCGGATTCGTATGCAATCTCTGAGCAATATCAATAGCAATCATTGTGTTACCAATATTGCCCTGAAACGTCTTAGGCACAATCGTTGAAGCCGATAAAATCTGCGCCATCTTATAGCCAGTATTAAAACTTTCTTGATTTGCGAACATATTAAGTCCGCTAACTTGTGGCTGTGAAACCACGATATCATTTTCTGCCATAATCTATATTTTATAAAGTTATTAAAGTGATTTAATTTCCAAAGGCTGACCGTAGATACATTGCAAGTAGATAATCTGCTGCTCAACGGGCACGATGTGCTCTGCTGATTCCTTGCGGTCAACGAACAGAGGTACGAAGATATTTGAAGCCTTAGATATACCACTGATAATATCAACGCCCATATCAATGACAGTTCCATCATTCGTATTATCGTAGTCAATACCATCCTTATCAATAGCGGTGCAGATTTCCTTCTCATCATCATTGGTCTTATTCTGCTCATAGAACTTCCAACGAATGATAGAGAAGTAAGAATTTACCTTTTGCTCAACAAGATTAATCTTTGCCTTTTTATAAGCTTTGATTTGGTTAATGACTTCACCACAATCAGCGATAATCTGAGATAACTCAACAGAGCGATTATTGAGCTTTTCTTTCTCTGTATCAATACGCTTGTTAGTCTTCTCGTCTGCGATTTTGTTAACTAACCCATCACGCTGAGAAACAAGGGCTTTCTTTTTTTCTTTATTTTCTTCCATGGTTGCGTCAACTTTCACCACAGGCTTACTTGCTTCAATATCGGCAAGTTTTTTATCAAGGATTGCTTTTTCCGCAGCAGCTTCCCACGTTTGATTCTGCTTTTCTGTTCGCTCATTAATTAACTTTTCATACTCAGATTGAACCTTCTTTACATTATCCTCATCTTGCGCCTTTGTAATCTGCTCATAGGTATTGATATTACCTTTGAGGACAGTCATTTGTTGCTTAATCTGAGCAGCCTCATTTTGTAATTTTGTGAGTATATCAGATTTATTCTTATTAAACTCAGCAACAGCATTCTCATATTCCCTTGCCTTCATTTCTTCCGTATAAAGACGACCACAAACGGGACAAACATCTGTTTGCTGATAGCTAAATTCCTTTTCGTTAACATTGTTCCATTCTTTGACTTTATCATTAAACTTAATAACGACATCCGCCAAGATAATCTTATTTTTTTTATTAGTTTCTATATTAGCGGTCTGTGTTGATTCGGCGTTAGTGATTGCGGTAGAAACCGTAGAAATCTTCTTCGTAAGCTCATCAATCGCCTTAATCTTAGCATCTTGCCAAATCTTTTGGGCATTTGCAACTTTAATATTATGCTTTTGTAACTTATTAATATAAGCTTCCATGGCAGGGTCTTTCTCTGTCGTTCCTTCCAATGCCGCATCTATAACAGCAATATCAGCATCAATCTTTGCTTTCTGTGCTTTGAGAGCAGCAAAATCGGCATCAACTCTAAGAGCCTCTTGTGCTTGAACCTTTGCAGGTATCAGATCCAACTCCTCTTCCGCCTTTTTCTTTGTTGCCTTCTGCTGGGTAAGCATATCGGAGAGCTCTTTCTTCTCTTCAATTACGCCCTTATATACAATAGGGTAAGGCTTCATCAATTCTTCTTTATTAATTTTGCCAGCTAACGACATAAGCATTTTTCTACGGTCATCAACCTTATAAGACATAAAGATATTGATATTAGACAGAACGAGCCATTTATTGAGAGGACAAAGTTCTTCAAGTTTGGCATTAAAATCTTTCTGTGAAAGAGGAACGTCATTAATAAGTCGCTCCTGTGTAGTACTTTGCAACTTTTCATCTGCCGTACCCTTATTCTTCCAATTCTCTGAAAGAATACGCTGTACCTTAACTTCTCGCTCATCGTTATAGTTAAGAACTACAGTAACAGAGGTTTCAAGATGATGAATAACATCATTATTAATATCAAGAGGTTGTACAATAGCATTTTTCTTGCTAATTATACCGAAGATTGCCCAAAGGTAGGCATCATAGATAGTTGTTTTGCCTACCTTGTTTGCACCGCTTATAACCATGTTGTGGCTAAAACCTATTTCTTGACTCCGAACCTTCTTAAAGTTCTGTAAAGTCATTGATTTGATTTCAATTTTCATTACGATTAATATTTTTTACGTTTTACAAACTCCAATCCTGGAAGTTTTGTATTATTTCTTTTTGTTGTTTTGCAATATCTATACCATGCTTGCAATCCAATCATTCCATTCTTTTCTTTTTCTTTATCGAGCTGTATTTGCTTTTCTCTTTCTTTATTTAGATTTTCATTATAAACCCTATCTCTTTCAAGCAAAGCATCATTCTCGAATTTCTTTAAAGCTTCCATTATGTTTTGCGAATTTACAGTCTTTCCTACAAAAAAAGTCCCATAATTCCCATCTTCAAAAGCTTCAAAAAAATAAGACATTTCGGAAACTGTTAAATAGAAATATTTATTCCTTATATGTCTGGCAAGTGTTATAATCTGATATTCATTAGATTTTTCAAATGCCCCACAGAATGAAAACACCTCAATTAACTGTACCTTTAACCACTTCAATGACACGCCATCATTAATCTGTCTATCAATAGCAGAAAATGACAAAGAATTTTCTTTTACGGCATCATAAAGAGACAATATTGTTCTTTTTCGCTTGCTGAGAGGAGGATATAACTCATACAATTTAGATTCAGTCAGTATTGATAATGCTTGCCGCTTTCGCGAACAAATCTGTTCCTCTTCTTTCTTCATAATCTGTAGTTATTTCATCTTCCCAACACTCTCCGTTTAAATATGTTAGTGGATTTTTCTGAAAGTTCTTATCTTTAATTGAAGCCACGTATCTTGGCGTTGCTTCTAAACAACGTCTCCTGTCTTTTAAAGACATGCGTCGCCATTTTTTTAAGCATGATTTTCTGCCTTTTTTGTTGTCGTAAGTATTCCACCATTCTTCAAACATTTCGTCTACAACTTCCGACACAGGAGGAATAATATCATAGCCATTCAATTCTAAAAAATCAATTGCTTCTTGTATCTCCATAATAAATCTAATTAATTAATTCTACACCCCAAAACCGGATTATCTCAGCCCCTGTAAAATACAGACGTCCATTGCAAGGACGAACTTTCGCAGATATATATTTTTCTTTAATGTACCGATATAAAGATGTTCTGCTTATTCCTAAGATAGATGCGGTTTCATTTATTGAAAACTTTGCTTTCTTTGGTACATCTGGTACTTCTTTAACCATTTCCTCTCCTTTTTTCTACTCTTTTTATAATGTTATATATTGCACATTCCGTTGCGTAGTAAAAATCTGCCATAACTTTTCTTACTGCTACGGATTTACTGTCTCCTTGCCGCAGATACACATTAATCTTATCATACACGGCATCTTCTTTTTCTTTTTGAGTATTATAAACCATATTTAACTATTTATTTATATATACATTAATATATTATCATTATCTTTGCAACGTAAAAGATTTAATTATCAATTACAGTGCAAATATAATAATATTTTCTCAATATTATTGAGAATTTAATCGTTTTTAATATCAATTTTTATATATTATGAGAGTACTTTTAGAAAGAGCGAAAGAAATTGCAAGATACTATCGTATGCCCGTAGGCGCATGGCAAGAGTCGTTGGGTTTAAGCAATTCTCATTTTTACAATTTAAACAATATAAGTAAAAAGGTTGCAAACTCCATAGAAGATAATTACCCCGATATAAACATTGATTGGCTTATAACAGGCAAGGGGAGTATGTTAAAAAGCAAAGCTGGAGAAGACGAGTTAAAAGGATATATTGTACCATTGGTACCTGTTGTTGCACACGGAGGAACGCCAGATGAGCTTGAGGTACAAGTAAAGGAAAACGAATGCGAAAAAATAGTATCACCTGTCAAGAATGTAAATATTGCCATCACTGTTTGTGGAGATAGCATGTCTCCCGAATACCCAAACGGAAGCATTGTTCTTATGCAGAAGATAAATGAACGTTCATTTATCGAATGGGGGTCCACTTATGTTCTTGATACAACAAATGGTGTCGTAATCAAAAACGTCTTTATGGACAAAAACAATGAAGGAAACATAATCTGCCGTTCCGTTAATCCTAATTTTACCGATTTTACTATCAGTAAAGACGATATTAGAGGATGGTATAAAGTTCGTTTATGTATGATTATGAAGTAA